CTATACTCTCTTGGAACGGGGGATTTTTTTATATCCTTATTAATAAAAAGAAAATTTTTGAAATTTTTGTAAAATAATATTGACATTTTTACGTAGATATGGTATAATATAAGTATCTTAAAAATAGGAGTGATGCCTATTGGCTAACATGAATTTATTTTACATTCTCAAATTAAACACTTCTTATATTACGAAAAGTGATTTAAATGTGAAGTTGTCTTATGAAGAAGCAATGTTAAATAATTACATTGTAGCTTTGGGAGACAATCAGTTATTTAAATTTATAAGAAGGCTTAATGACCAAGAGAATTTAATTGACGAAATTTATGAAACAAAAAAAATTATTAAAGTAATCCAAAAACAAAAGAACAGCAAACAAAATATTGGAACATTATCTCAATTACAACAAAGATTTAAACTCTTATCTTTTGTTCCAGATATTATTTCAGTAAAAGCAGACACAACTAAAAAAGAATATAAATATATTTGCAAAAATATGTTTTCAGTAACTTTTGATATGTTTGGTATTAAATTTGAAAGAACATATAAAAGATTATGTGCTGGTGCAGGACAACTTAGGCGTAATTCAGCAATCTTTGTTAATAAAGATATGTATAATGAATTAGAAACCATTATGATGTGTGGTTTAACTCCACGACATATTGGTAAAATGAATCTTGCTAAATTTAGTGCATATTTTGCATTATATACTTCTGCTTCTCGTCAAGTAACAACACCAAGAATTTGTGTTATTCCAGATTATGAATATGTACTTAAAGACCAATTGGTTGATTGGGTTTATGATAATGAACAGGGAGAAAAAGACATTGAAGAAAGATTAATCAATTTTGATATTAATGCTTTTGATGGTGCTGGTATGATTTCACCAGAAATGGCTGCTCAATGGTCTGATGATTTACACTGTGATAATTATGTACCAAGTTCATTTATTGTAAGAAGCCCGTGGGTCAAAGGATGTGTAAGTGTCTTTGATTTCCATAAATTTGCTAAAGAAAAAGCAAAGACAAATACAATTACAGATTTATATGGCAACGAACATAATATTGACGAGATTGATGTTATATTAACTAAATCACAGTTTAAACTTGCAAAATATTATGATTCTTGGGAACAATATTTATATTATTTTAAAAAGTTTAAACATATTTTTTCTGTTACTCGTATTAATAAAAAAGAAGATAATAAATATACGACTTTAAATTATCAATATATTCAAACGAATAATTTTACAAAAGATAGTATTAAGGAATTAGCATCATATAGTGTGAATTGGGCTAAGAAACTAATGTCAAAAGATTATATGACAACAATGTTATTTCTAAAGCCATCAAAATCAATTCTATCTGATGACGCACAAGTTGATACCAATAATGATAAAATAGCCAAAGCACTGACATATTGTCCAAATCTTATTAATGATAATTATGTAAGTACCAAAATTTTACGTCAAATCCAAACTAAAATTGATAAAATGAAAATTGGTAAGGTATTGGTAGAAGGTGCTTATGAATTTTTAATTCCAGATTTATACGCAATGGCAGAACATGCTTTTGGTATGGAGGTAAAAGGACTGTTACCATCTGGTACTATTTGGAATAGACGATGGGTAGAAAAAGGAAGTAAGGTAGTTTCTACACATAGAAGCCCATTGGTTGCTCCATCTGAAAACTGTTTACTAAATGTATATAGTAACGATGAGTGTATGGAATGGTATCAATATATTAAAAGTGGTAATATGTATAATATTTGGGATATGACAGCTATAAGTCAATCTGATGCGGATTACGATGGAGACCTTAGTATAACAACGGATAACCGTTATATGGTAGAAGCTGTTGGTCATAATAAAAAGGTCATCACTTATGAAAAAACAAAAGCAAAGTCTCAAGTATTGAATATGAATGCTTTTGCTTCGATGGATGTTAAATCCTTTAACACAAAAATTGGTGTTATTACAAATATAGTATCTAATATGATTAGTATGCAATCTATATATAGTCCAGATACTGATGAATACAAAGAGTTGGATAAACGTATTAAGCAGATGAGATACCATCAAGGTACAGCGATTAAGTAATCAGTCGCACTATACAGTGATGTATAGTTAAAAATTCGGTGAACTTATAAATATAAGGTGTATAGATAACGTGTAGTAACAATAGGAAATGATTGTTAATATCTATGCTAACAGGGAAATCTAAATTATTTTATAATATATCGTATTACATAAGAAAGGTGGTGATTAAATGAAAATTGCTGATAATATTGATATGAATAAAAAAGGTATATACATCATTACAAATTTAATTTCTAATGCAGTATATATTGGATGTACGCGCACTACTTTTCACCATCGACTTAAAGCTCATATTTGGGCATTAAAAGGTAATAGACATGAAAATTCACATTTACAAAATGCATATAATAAATATGGCGAAGATGAATTTGAATTTAATGTTTTATGCCAAATTGAAGATAATGATAAAATATATGAACAAGAAAAATATTATATTCAGAAATATAAACAAAACGGATATACATTATACAATATGACAGATGGTGGAGAAGGATTTTTTAATCTATCAGAAGAATGTCGTAAAATTGTTGGTGAGAAAAATAGACAAAGAATGCTTGGTGCAAAATTATCAGATGAAACTAAACACAGAATGAGCGAATCACGTAAAGGAAGAAAATTATCTGATAAACAAAAACAAGCATTAATTGAAGCTAACAAACATAAAGTTGTTTCAGACGAAACTAAAATTAAACTTTCAAAACGATTTGAAGGCGAAAATAGTAATTTTGCTAAATTTACTAATGATGATATTATTAATATTAAACAGATGTTGATAGATGATGTTGATATAAATATTATTGCTGAGACTTTTAATACATCATATAAATATATTAAAAGTATACAATATAACAAACGATGGAAGCATATTATAATTGATGGATGGAATGAATATGTTGACAGATTGCCTCATAAACAACGTATAACTCAAGAAGTTAAAGATAATATTTATAAAGATTATCAATGTGGTCTTAGTATGTCTGATATTAAACGCAAATACAATGTCTCATATGATACAATTAAACGATATATAAAATAAATAAAATAATATGATAATCCTGTGCCAAGTTTGTATTTGATAATACAAAAAGGTCAAACGACTAAATTGAATTTATTATTATAAATTCTAAGAGGATATATGTGAAATTCATATATCCGTAGTGCCGAACATCTATAAAATATAGATGATGATATAGTCTAACCCCTACTCAAATATCGGGAAACCGAGGGTATAAGTGAGATTCTGCAAAGGGTGATGTATTTGTACCACCCCCAAAGCTCTGGTATAAAAAACAAAAATTTATTCAATTCCCAGAAAATTGCACAGATGAAGAACGTAAACAAATTCAAGAACAAAATAATCAAATTGCATTTAATAATAAGATTGCTGTTGATAGAAAGGCATATTTCTTTAGTTATGTATATCCAAAGTTAAAGACAGAATATGACACTCATTGTAAATTATACAAACAACTATGTATGTCACAATTTAGATGTACTATCTCACAGTTACTAAAAAAAGAAAATAAAAGTAAGGAAGAAGTACAATTTATTCATAATTATTATAAATATATGCCAGTTATTAAAAATAATTGTACAATGAATTTACTTGCTTATTATATTGAAGATATTGAGTTTGATAATAAATGGCATAATAATAAACATAATCAGTTTGATTATACTATTTTACTTTCTGAGTATTGGCAACCTATTAATAAAAATTTATTAGGTGCAGTGAGAAAATGTATTGCAGAATGCTTTAAATTATATACATATCAAATCAATGCTATTCGCTGTGATGCTACAAATAGTACAGATGATATGGATGAAGTAGAGCAGAATATTTATTTAAATATCGAGCAGCTATTAAAAGACAAATTAAATCAGTTGGATTCTAATGGCGAAGATATTGCAAATTATGTCATCTATTGTTATTATAATTATTTTAATAACAAATCAAAGTCTTGGATGTGGGATATTGCTGGTAACACTATTATTAATAATGTGAAAGCTAAAGCATCTGTAGCATTTATTCCAAAAGAATGTGATGATGGCGAGGAATATATGGGAAAACATTACATTTTAGAAAGAGTTGATTTACTCAATGATGATAATTAATGAAGAACTTATTGGTAAAGAATTGGATAAAAATGGAATTACAACTAATCAACATCCAATTAAATTAGCCAGAGTTTTGGTAAAATATTATAAACATATTGGTAAAACCAACACCGAAATTGACCAATTATTGCAACAAAAAATTAAAATTAAAAACGACACAGATGGACTCATTGGTAATTATGTCCATTCTGTAGTAAGTCATACAATGAATAAGCATGGAAAATTCAGAGATGGGCTAATTCCCATCTCTGTAAATGAATTAGAATATATTCATCAGCTTGACAACATTGAGCTTGAAAAGTTTATGTTTACATTTTTAGTTCTATATAAGTCATTTGGGCATCCGCCACGAATTAAGAAAGATACATTTTTACGTATGGCTCTCATGAAGTCATATACTGGTTATTTTGATGATTGTTATTATGAATTATATCAACGTGGCTATATTATCTGTAAAGAGAATAAACGAAAAGAACAAGATAAAACGATTTACGAATTAGTGTATGAGTTTGGAAAAGATTTTCCACAATTTGATGAACAACAGGTTGCATTTACTATTCATGATACAAATACACCTGTATTATTTTATTATCTATATTATAATATTTGTAATGTTGAATTTTGTGAAGAATGTGGAGAGCCGTACATTCATATGCGTAAACAAAAAGGCAATACGCATTACTGTGCAAAATGCAGAAAAGAGCACAAACGTCATGCTGATAAAAAACGTGTGAGAACTAAGCGTCAAGAAGCTGTAAAAAATGTCGCAACTTATATACCCTAAAAAATACATTGTTTTAGTAAGGGATAACGACTACCGAGAGAAGAAACCAATAGTATGGAAAGAGAAGAAAAAGAAAAACAGATTTTTCTAAAACTCTTGACAAATATTTACTTGTATGATATAATAATTATACAAAATTGAATTAAAAGGGGAATTACTTTTATGGTAATTATTACAAAGCAGCAGTTCAATGAACTCATTAAAGAAGGTCTTATTAAGTTTGATAAGTATAATAAGAACTTTACTACTATTAATAGACAAAAGAAGTCGCGTAGACATAAGTATGCAGTTGTTGAGACCCGACAGATTATGGCAAAGCTAAAGTCTATGAATGTTTAAGGATGTGTTCCAATGGAGAAATGTGTACTTGATACAAGCGCACTAATGAGCTGTTGTAATATTATTGAAAGACTAAAGTCTGAATATAATATTATTATTCCTATTACAGTTATTGAAGAACTTGATAATCTTAAAACAAATAGAGATTATGAACGTTCATCAAAAGCTCGTAATGCAATTAGACATATTAGAGATAATGCTCAATATGTTGAATTTGACCTCGTACGTAGAGTTGCAAAAGAATTTGAAGCTAATAATATTGTTGCTAATGTTTATAATATGAATGATGATATTATTGTTACATCTGCATATCATAATATGGCTTATCTATGTACTGGTGATTTAAATTTACAAATTAAAGCAAAATCTGTTGGTGTACCTCTTGTTGACGTACCATCAGATATTTTGTATAAAGGATATAAACGTGTAGTACTTACAGATGAGCAACTTGCTTATTTGTATGAACATACTATGGAAAATATTTATAACCTTAATATTAATGAATATTTAATTATTTATAATGACGAACAGGTTTGTCTTGATGTTTTAAAATGGACTGCTCAAGGTCATGTAAAAGTTGGGCATAAAAATCTTAAAACTCGTATGTTTGGCAATGTCAAAGCAAAAGATGAATATCAGTTATGTGCATTGGACAGCATGTGCAATAATGACATTACGGCTATTTATGGTCGTGCTGGTTCTGGTAAAACTCATCTTGCGCTTGCATACCTTATGAAGCTACTTGAGTGTGGAGATATCAGAAAAATTTATGTTATTTTTTCTTACAACACACTGAAAGGTGCTCCAACTCTTGGATATGAAAAAGGAGACCATGAAGAAAAAATTCTAATGACTGGCTCTATTGGTAATATCCTTGCTACTAAGTTCGGTGATATTAACATGGTTAAATCACTTATGATGAATGGTCAATTAGAGATTGTTCCTACTGCAAATATACGAGGTATTAATGTTTCTTCAACAGATTCAATCTTTATTACAGAAGGACAAAATATGGATATTTATACTTTAAAAACTGTTCTTCAAAGATGTGAACAAGGTTGTAAACAGGTTTATGAAGGCGACATTCTTGAACAGACTGATGTAAATATTTCTCAATCAGGCATGGAACGCATGATTGATGTTTTTAAAAATAATGATTGTTTTGGTTGTATTAAACTAAAGAATAGTTATCGTAGTACGGTTACAACTATTGCAGATAAAATGTAACTAATTGAATTTAAAGGAGTTTATGTATTGAATACTCATTTTAATCATAGTGAAATGCCAAAGTTTATGAATGGCTTTTCACAACAGATGAGATTTTCAATGGCTATGAATCAACGTATTATTATGTTATATGATGATGTTGATGATAATTCAATGATGGAATCCATTTATTATTTAAATAAATTAAAGTATATGGATGAAAAATTTTGTGATGACAAAAAGCCAATTGAAATTCAAATCAATACGTGTGGTGGTGCTGTGGAAGATGGACTATCTCTATTATCACTAATTGAGAATATGAAATCAGATGGTTATCGCATTATTACTACTAATATTGGTAGAGGATATAGTATGGGATTCTTTCTATCAATTTGTGGCACAGAACGCAGAGCTTACAAATATGCTAAATATATGTATCACGATGTATCGTATGGTGTATATGGTAAGCATGGTAATATTCTGGAACAAGTTGAATTTACAGAAAAAATCCAAAAGGATATGATTAGTATAGCTACAAAGTATACTGACCTTTCCGAAGATTTCTTTTTAGATATTAATGTTCGTAAGGCTGATAAATACTTTACAGCAGAAGATATGTTAGAAATTAAAGGAGTTGATACTATTGTCTCTTAAACGAAATAAACCAGTAGATGATGAAGAAATTGTAGTAAATAAGCAACATATGGATATTGAACCAAATGAAGATATGCGTATGTGTGGTAATTGTGAGATTCCAGAACATGAGTTTGAGCACAATCTTTTAATCAATCTTATGGATACTTCTAATATTAATACTGTAAAGTATAACCGCCATAATTTTGAAAAGGGTGTCACAGAAATGTCAGAGATTGCTGGCAAGATTACCGCTCTGGTTAATGCTGGTCTATCCCCATCAGAAGCAATTGAATATATTGGTGCTACAGAAGCTAATAGCATGACATATAAGCTACAGACCACACTTAGCAAGGAAAGCAATGATACAAGTATTGCAGTCGCTAAGATTTCTGGCGAGACGGCTATGAAGCAACAATTTTAAAAATATTTTATAAAAAGCTCTTGACAAAGTACATGAAGTATGATATAATACTTATATAGTCAAGAAGGAAGTAAAACATCAAGTAAAAAAAATACAAAAAAAATAAAAAAAGACTTGACAAAGACTTCCGAGTATGATATAATAAATATATGATAGAGAGTGGCAAGAGACAGTAAGCCGAACTTTCAGATATAAGAGTTACTCAGACCTTCACTCTTTATCATATTATATAAATTAAAAAATGATGGTAAACCATCAAATAGAAATTAAAGGAGTTTATTATTATGACTAGTTCTAAGTTTGTAAAGCATTTCGCAGAGACCGCTGATATTTCTCAGGTAAAGGCTAAGGAGTTCCTAAAGGCTCTTGAAGCAGCTACTGTATCCTATCTTGCAGAGATGGAAGTTGGCGATTCTGTAAAGGTTGCAGACGTTACTTATAAGGTAGTAGAAGTTCCAGAGCGTTCTGGTGTTGACCATCTACGTGGCACTGGTGCATGGACTAAGCCCGCACACAACACTGTACGTCCTTATGTATCTCCTTCTATCAAGGAAGCTGTACTATAATTAAGATTTGATATAAAGTGTGCCACTTAACTGTGGCACACATATATCGGAGAATATACCGTACATGGGAGCGGCGAAGTCTGTAAAACTTCTGGTTTAACCTCGGTTGGTTCAATTCCAACTTCTCCGACCAAGATTATAACAACGAAGCAGTCACAACAGTTACTTCATTTGTGGTAAAGTGAGCGGTTATCTGTTGTCTTTATACTCGTTGTTATATATAAGAATATAGTTTAATTAGCAAAACACCGCAAACAATTACGCGGGAATGTAAGTGCAAATCTTATTATTCTTTCCAAAGATACGACAAAGCAGAATATACAGTTACTTCAAATGGCAGTATTTGTTTTTAATATTTGTATACATTATACATATACTGTATATATTATTCTTGTTTGTATCAATAATTTCGACATTGGATTGAAGCGGAACATATAGTTACTTCAAATGTTACTTGATTTTCTAAATATACAACATAATAATATGTTTGGATAATATATTATATATTTATACTGTGTGTTAATATACTCAATCTAAAATTATATCCGTGAATGACGGTTAGAATATCATTCATTCGTAAGCTGGTCATTGTACTTAGAGTACTTATGAATAACGAAGCAGCAAATACGGTTACTTCTAAAAAGAAAACAAGAATAGGAATTTTGACTCAAATCAGAATTATTATACCGTATTAAGTATTCTCGTTATTAATAATTTGAAAAGGTGTTAATTATGAAATCAAAGGATTACATTGGTAAGATTGTAGAGTTTAGAGTTGTAGGTTCTGACGGAATTGTTTCAACATCTTCTTACATTATCAAGAAAGTAAAGAACAATCAGTTATTTGATAAGAGTGGCGAAGTTATTTGTAACGTTGAAGAACTTGATACTTCTGTAGAAGCTAAAGGTTCTACTTATTCTTACACACTGTTGTAAAAGAGGTGATAATTATGAACATTTTTCAAGAAATGGTTGCATGTCGTATGATTGACCTTGAATCTATGGATGTTGCATGTCGAGTAAGACGAGAACGTAAGCTAAAGAAGAAACATGTTCACAGAGCAGACTAATATATTAATACATATTGGTCTGATATACTGGGGTGGAGAAGTGGTATCTCGTTAGTTTCATAAGCTAAAGCTCGACAGTTCAATCCTGTCCCCCAGAACCATTGGTCGTCGCCAATCAAGTATTGTTATCTATTAATAATACACATATAAGAACAATAACCAGTTAAATGTTCTTATTTCAATATTGAATTAGGATATATTGAAAATTCTTTTTATTATATGAGCGCGATATAATAAATATGCTGGTATCGCATATGCAAGAGGTGTTCAAATGGAAACATCTAATCATCAAAACGGAGTAATAGCAAAGACAAGCGAAGTCTGCTGAGATATATTTGAATAATCAGCCAACTATCAAGAATAGTGCAAGTATTATACTGAATGGGTAATACTTGTAGGCTATTACTTTATATGTGTCTATAGTTTAATGGTAGAACTTCAATTTTCCAAATTGATAGCATGAGTTCGATTCTCATTAGACACTCCATGAATTATAAGGAATTTTGTGTTTATTAATAACACATTGTTCTCTTTCTATTAATGAAAGGAGCATAATTATGTCGAGATTATCTAAAGTTGTAAAAGAACAACGCGAAACTGCTATCTTACAAAAGGATAAAGTAGTTAAAAATTTTATGGATGGAGAATCCTATGTATATTCTCCACTTGCTACACTTAAAATGATTAGTGCATCAAGTATTTTTGGCGAACCATCTTATTATCGTGATGGTGGTATTGGTAAACGTTCTGCGAGGTATTCTGCTCGTGGCAATGAAATTTGGTCAAAGCTACTTGATTATATTATTATTCCAAAAGAATATAATGGTAAAAGCACCACAGAAATTATGACAGAAGCAATTGATGCTGCTTTAGACTATGACTACGAAGGAACACTGAATTGGGCTGTTGAGCTACGTACTGTATATAATATTCGACTAAACCCACAGATTATTATGGTACGTGCAGCTATTCATCCAAAGCGTAAGGAATTTACTGAAAATAATAAAGTTAATTTTAGATTTATTAATTGTAAAGTAATGCAACGTGCAGATGAACCTATGGTTCAGATGGCATACTATCTTTTTATTAATAATGGTAAAAAGAATAATATTCCTAGCATTCTTAAACGTTCTTGGTCTGATAAACTATCATCTCTAAAACCTTATGCTATTAATAAGTATAAGAATGCAGAAATTGGTATGATTAATGCTGTACGTATTTGTCATGCTAATTCAGAGAATATTAATGAGCTAATGTCAACTGGTGATATTCAAGTTTCTAATTCTGAAACTACTTGGGAGCAAATGCGTTCTGCTGGTAAGGACTGGATGTACATTCTTGAAAATTGTAATATCTCACATATGGCATTAATTCGTAATCTGAGAAATATCTTTTCAGAAATTGATAACGTTGCTATTGCTGATGCTGTGATTGCAGAACTAAAACGTGGAGTATTACATGGAAAGCAGTTCCCATTTAGATATTATTCAGCATATAAAGCAATTAGAGACTCTAATGTACATCATAAAGATATTTTGCTTGATGCTCTTGAAGACTGTGTTGACATTTCGATTGCAAACATGCCACAGTTGTCTGGCAAAACTATTTGTTTAACTGATAATTCTGGTAGTGCATGGGGTACAATTCCTACTGAATATGGTTCGGTAACAATAGCAGAGATTGACAATCTATCTTCTATTTTGACTGCAAAATGTTCTGATGAAGGATATGTAGGTGTATTTGGAGATAGACTTAAAATTATTCCTATTTCTAAGAATGATAAAGTGCTTAGAAAATTATCAGAAATTAATAAGATTGGCAAAGAAATTGGCATGAATACAGAAGGTGGTATTTGGACGTTCTTCCAGAAAGCCACTATAAACAAAGATAAGTTTGATAATATCTTTATTTATTCTGATATGCAAGCTGGGCATGGTGAACTATATGGTACATCTACCCAACAGCAAGAATACAGAAATGCTAGTTGCTCTTGTGGAATGTATATTAATGTTTTTCAGTGTCTATTGAATTATCGTAGACAAGTCAACAAAAATGTTAATATGTTTTCCGTACAAACAGCGGGATATGATAATTCTGTACTTCCCGAATATGCTTATCGTACTTCTATGATGAGTGGTTGGACTGGCAAAGAAGCATTGTTTGCGAAGATGCTAATTGACATTTGGGATAACAATTAAATAATGTATAAGCAGACAGGGTAACACTTGTCTGCTTTTTCTATATTGATAGAACTATAGTAAAGGATATATAAGTCTATATTTATATGTCTTTTAGTGTAATTCTCCCTATTTAACATTATAGGGGTGATAATGTGTCTGGTATGGATGAGTTTATAAATCTTTTCGGACATATAACTGTTAGTAATATCATTTATTTAATTCTTGCCTGTGGATTTGTATATAAAGTTTATACTACAATTAGAGACTTTTTTGCAAATAAAGCAGAGGATGATATACGTCATAAGCAAGAGATTTTAGATATGATAGATGCAGTAAAAGAATTAACAAAAGGCAGGACTGAAATGCTTGAAACTCAAAAAGCAATGCAAACACAGCTTGTACAATTGTATTCTGCACAACAGGCTAATTCTGAAAGACTTACGCAATTAGAAACAAATATCAATAATAGAGAGCGTAATAAATTAAGAGATAGAATTTTACAAAGTTATAGATATTATACAAGTAGTCAACATAATCCATTACAGCAATGGACAAAAATGGAATCTACTGCATTTTGGTCTTTATTTGATGATTATGAAGCAATCGGTGGTAATGGGTATGTGCATAGTGTTGTACAACCTGCGATGCAATCATTGGAAGTCATAGAAATGGATGACGTAGACAATATTTCTCATCTAACGGCTAGCAGAAAATAATTTCTATTTGAATTTAAAGGGGTATTTTTAATGAACATTTTAAAACAAAATGGAGAAACATTAAAAGAATATAAAATTAGACTATTCCGCAATAAAGATAGTTATAAACTATCAAATAAGGATATAGCGGAGTTAATTAATAATGCGAGTAACCTCAATAGAGATGAAAGTTCATATCGGAAGTGGTTTGCTGCTTACGAAGAAGGATACAATGATGGTACACAATATTCGACAGATAACTCCGCTATCCTTAATAAATTAACTGAGCAACGTATTGAAGCAGAAAAGGCTAAAAAGAAAGCTCAAACTGAACGTATTGAAACTAATAAATGGATTAGAGAACAAGCTCGTTCAGAAATGTTTTATGATAAAGTACAGGATTGTATGGCTGAATACTTATCATATAATCCTGTTTTTGAGAGACCAGCAGAACCTATTATTAATAACAATCAATCTGCTGTGCTATTTTTAGCAGACCAACACTATGGAGTATCATTTACTATTAATGGTCTTGATGGTTCTGTTATTAATCAATATAGCCCAGAGATTTTTGAAGAAAGAATGAATACTATTCTTTGGGAAACTGTGGACTATATTAATAAAAATGAGATTAAACATCTCGATATTATGTGTCTTGGTGATTCTTTAGACGGATTGATTCGTCAATCTCAACTAATTAAACTACGTTGGGGAGTTATTGATTGTGCAGTCAAATATGCAAATTATATGTTTAAATGGTTTACAGAAATATCTAAATATATTGATATTACTATTTACAATGTTGCTGGCAATCATACTCGACTTGATTTACTTGGTACTAAGAAAGGCGAACATGAACGTGAAAATTTAGACAAAGTAATTATGTCTATTATTAAAAATGGTGTAGAACTGACTAATAATAATAGAATTACGATTGTTGAAAATTACACTGATATGATTTATACAGAACTAAATTGTGGTACTAAAATTCTTGGTATTCATGGAGAAGTTAAAAATCTTGATGAAGCACGTAAAGATTATCAAGAAGCATATAATATTGATATTGATTATATTGTAGCTGGACATTTACATCATAATGAGATTATGCAAAGTGGTTATCGTAAAGGTGCTATCAGAGTTGGTAGTATTATTGGTGTAGATTCTTTTTCTATGAAAGTACGTAAATGTGCTGATGCTACAGCTAATATTGGTGTATTTGAAAAAGACAAAGGTCTTGTAGATTTACATACAATTATTTTGAATTAAAAGGGGTGATGGTATGCCAAGAGGTAGACCAAAGAAGGTTACTCCTGTTAATGACACTCCTAAAAAAGAAGAAGTTGCAAAAATCCATTGTTTGCGTTGTGGTAATTCTACAATGACAAACTTTTATATGAGTAGAGATAAACATAAACAATTTTTTGGTAAAGTGCCTTATTGTAAGGAATGTATTAAACGTATATATACTTACTATTTAGGTATGTATGATGACCAAAACCTTGCTGTTTATTATACTTGTCGCAAAATTGATGTGCCTTATATACACTCTAATTACCTTGGTGCTGTAGAAAACATTAAAAATCCAAACTCTAAGATACAGGGTGAAGGTGCAATTATGCAAGCATATATGAAGGGTTTTAGTTTTGCAGAACAAAATGGATGGGGAACTTCTTTTGATGATAGTCAAGGAGAAAACCAAATTGAAAAATTAAATACGTTTGATGCAGTTACAGAAATCAAACGCAATAGAATAAATAATCCAACACAACACAACACAGACGATTCAGATGAATATGAAACTATTGAATATGATACTGAATTTTTACAGTCCAAGTGGGGCATGACTTTTGAAAATTGGGAACTTGCTTATCTTGAAAGCGAGTATCTTGATTGGAACGAGAAACTAAATGGTATTAATGATAAGACATTAGATATTCTTGTTAAACAAATTTGTTATCAATTACTTGATATTTATAAAGATAGGCAGTCTGGTGCAGCAGTAGATAAAAAGCTAAAGACATTAACTGACCTTATGAACAACTCAGGTTTGATTGATAAACAAGACAAAGCTAATGAAAAACATCAAACTTTAGGTATGGAAATTGAAAGAATCGAGTATATGAAGCCTGCTACATCAGGTAAGCCAATTTTTGACGATGTAGATGGTGTACAGAATTATATTAAAGGTTCTGCTGGTTGTTATTTTAAAGCAATGGGTATTGAAAATGAATATACAAGATTCTACGATGAATGGATGAAAGATTATCAAGTTGATATTGTTAATGAGATGCTTGCAAACAAACAAGCGGAAGAAAAAGAACTAGAAAAGATAGCTTCTGGTGGTAACAATGGAACAGAATAAAATTGTTATCAAACGTAAGAAGAAGAAAAGTCTTAACGAGCAATATCAAGAGAATCTTTTAGAATGGATTGATTTTTTCAGATTGAATCCACATCGTTTAATTACTGACTATTATGGTCTTACATTATACGATTTTCAGAAAATTGTTTTATACGAAATGGATACGCATTCAGCGGTGATTTTTGTTGGTTCACGAGGAATTGCGAAATCAACACTAACATTGTTATTTGCTATTGAGCGTGCTACATTATATCCTCATCAACAAGTAGTTATTGTTTCTCCTACAAGAGAACAGTCTGGACGTTTTATTGGTAAAGTTCGTGAATTTATGAGAGATTCTCCTAACTTACGAGCTGAAATAAAAGAATTACATTTGTCTGCTCAAAATTCATCTATTGAATTTCAAAATGGTTCAAAGATATTTGCAGTTCCGTATGGAGAAAACGCACTTGGTAAATATAGATTGCCCTATTATATAGTAATATATAATTTGTATTGGTGTAAAAATCTGGAAGGCTAATAATGATGCTAATCAGAGCGGAAGTATATAAGTAATATTATATACACGCGCAACGCATAGATGGTGAACCTATTAATAGAATATAATCCATCCACGAGACACCGACAACCTTTATATAGGTTGAAAAGATATGCTGAACTTATAGGAATATAACTATAAGAATTAAAGGATAAAAAGCCTTTAAGATAACAAAATTGATTAGATGCCACATTCTAATTGTTGATGAGTTTGTTCGTACTGAAAAGGATGTAGTAAACCGTGTATTTGTACCTTTCTTAACATCGTTAAGAACTCCACGTTATACACAATTGACCCCTGCTGAAAGAGCGGCATTACCAGAAGAACAAAATAAGCAACTTTATCTATCCTCTATTAGAGGTGCAGACGAATGGTCTTATAAAGAATTAGAAAGTTATTTGAAATATATGTCACAAGATGATATGAGATATTATGTACATATTGCTCCATATGAATTTGGTGTAAAGAATAAGTTTATTAATAAAAGTGTTATTGAACAATCTTTTAAATCTAACACTGAAAACCTTGATATGGTTATGGCAGCAACACAATACTGCCTATACACAGTAATGTGTATAGAAAATTACTTGAATTGCTTGAAACCCCTAAAGCTATCTATACCACAATGTAAATATGAAATATGATTATGCATAACGGTTACGAAAGTAGAAAAAAATAGATGGATGATATAAGGCGTAAGCCTAAGTATTGTTAAAAATGGGTGATTAGCAGCTAAGACCCGAATAGGGTAAAGTTCAACGACTATTCCGTAAGGAAGTAGGGCTAAAAGCGATTGTTAGTCCGAAGTGGGTAACAACCTGTAAGGTTGATGATATAGTCTATTCTCATAAGAAACTATGAGGTTTTATACGCATATTGTAGCGAAATATGTAAATGATTAATTTTATTTTATAATATATCATTGTTTTATATAATAAAATATAGGACAGATGATTGCAAGCATTTTCTAATAGCCACATATATTAGATTACTATATTTTATATAATAACTTTATGTGGAGAGTGATATAAAATGAAAGGTGTAGCTTTTGATAAAGAGTTAAAACGTCAACGACGAAAAGAAACTTTGCGACAGAAATCTTTGTATCGCATTGGTGAAGTTCATGGTAATTTAAAAATTATTGATATTGTGATTGGTGAACGTAGAACATTATGCAGATGCGAATGCCTACGTTGTGGAAACATTATAGATAGACCATATTATGATTTAACAAGTGGTAAAGTAACATCTTGTGGGTGTTATCATTCCGAGATGGTGTCAAAATATGCTTCTACACACGCACCAACAAATAGATATGGGTATAATTGGTATTTTAATTTTAATGATACTATTACATATTGTGATAGCAGTTATGAGGTTATTTATGCTAATTATTTAATTAGAAACAATATAAATTTTGAATATCATACGAAAATTCTAAAGTTGTCTGATGGTTGCAGATATATACCTGATTTTTATTTGATAGATGAAGATACCTTTGTCGAAATTAAAGCTAAGCATTGGGCAAAGGAAAATTTATATAAAAGTATTGAGTGCAAAGATATGAATTATAAAATAATTATATTAGATTATAATGAATTAAGAGAATTGGATAATATTCCATATGTTGGTTCTAGTGGTATTTTACGTGCAGCACGTAAATCAGGAATTAAAGAGGAAGATTATTTGGCTCAATCTTTATATTTAAAACAATTAAAACGCTAATAGATTAAAAATTATATTATAAAATAAAATTATTAAGAATATTTGTGTCGCCCAGAGAGAGGTTCTGAAAATAACTTCTTTAAATATGTCTCACTATTAAAATGTCAAGATAATATTAAAGCATTATATGCTATGTCTGACGAAGAATACATATATTATAAAAATGATTTTACTAAATGGAAATTTTATCAAGAAAAACTTCCAAACGAGATTAGATTACTATGTATTGATATTGCATTAATTGAATCGGCAGCAAACGACAATACTGCTATGTGGGTATTGAGATTAATACCAGATGGTGGAAAATATAAAAAGATTGCTGCATATTGTGAATCAATGCATGGTGCTAATGCCATTATACAAGCAAAACGATTTAAGCAATTGTTTTATGAAATGCAATGTGATTATGCTATTATAGATACCAACGGTGTCGGGGCGAAATGCTTGCCCTCTTATATAGAAATATATGAGTAATAAATCGAAGTGAAAATCTGGAAAGCTGAAATGCTAATCAGAGGTGAAGGTATATTGTAAAATTTATACCAGCCGCAACGCATAGGTAGTGAACCTATTATTAATAGAATATAATCTACCCACGAGACTTCGATACCTAAGTTATTATTAATAAGGTAAAAAGATATGCTGACCTTACAAGAAATATAATTGTAAGAATTAAAGGATAAAAAGCCTTTAAGATAACAATATGAGGTGTATATGATGTTTTAACAGATTCAACATACGATGACGCAAGAGGTGTTACATACCCATCTTGGACTGTGGTAAATCCAGAAGATGTTAAAATGTCTAATCGTGCAGGACAAATTTCAAATAATTCTGTACCTGTTGTTTATTCCGTAAAAACGCCAGCGGATTTATTATATAATATGATAATCAATGCAAAAAATATTTTTGATAAACAAGATATTAGTTTCTTAATGGATACTGATGATGCCGTGGAATATTTAAATGCTCATTATGAATTTTATAATATTGAAAATTCAGAAGATAGAGCACGTATTCTTAATCCATATGCTCAAACAAAAGTATTTATTAATGAAGCTATTAACTTACAACAATATATTTCTGGTGGTTATATTAAACTAAAAGAAAAGTCAGGTAGGCGTAAAGACCGTGTAATGGCTTTGATTTATGGTTTATGGTATGCTACCGTATTAGAAAATCAACTAAACCAACAAAACGATTCTATTATAGATTGGGTTTGTTGGGCATAATTATATAACGAGAAAGGAGGTATATACTTGTCAGAAGAAAGACTTACAGAACAAGAAGTAAATAATGTACTTAACGCATTTGACTTCTTATCATTCTCAAATGGTTATAGAGATACATATTATGGTTATAATCCAAATGCTACAGGATATTTTACACCTGATTTAATCAATCAGCAAATGCAGAATATTAATATGAATCCCATAGAAACCACAGTGGATAATATTATTAATGCGTTAAAGAATCCAAAAACAAATGAAGAAATCATTAGAGAATATTCAATGGCTTTAGAGCTACAGAATATGTATTATAAGAGACTTCTTCATTATTTGTCTGATATGCCATGTTTTAATATTACTTTTGATTGTGTTAATATTGAGAAAGACAGTGAATATACTTCCAAAAATTTTAAAAATGATTTAAAAGTTATTGATGATTTTCTTAATAGATTCGATGCAAAAGAAGAATTTAAAACTGTTTTAAGGCAAATTCTTCGACAGGGTGTATATTATTGTGTATTTCGAGATGACGGTATAAAATATACATTGCAAGAATTGCCAGCTAATTTTTGTAAAATTACTGGTAGACATGCTTATGGTGTTTTATTCGATTTCAATATGCAGTATTTCATTAGTCAAGCTGGCGTAGACATTAATATGTTCCCTAACGTATTTAAAAGAATGTTAAGAAGTGTATATCGTCAAAATGAAAAAGACTATGACCCAGCACAGAAAGTTGACAAGCGTCATAGCTCTTTTATTTATTGGAGACAGTGTAACCCCGCTGATGGATTTTGGGCTTTTAAAACAAGTCCAGAACTCGCTACATTACTCCCATATTTTGCACCTTTATTTCCAGAGGTTGCATTAGTTCCTGTTGTAAGAAAATTGCAAGAGGATAAATATTTTATTGCAGCATCTAAGATGTTGGTTGGTATTCTTGGATTTAATAAAGATACGAAATCTGGTCAGACCGCTAACCAAATAAATATTACACCAGAAGTACTTGGTAAATTTCTTGGTGTTGCACGACAAGGTTTAAGTAGGCAAATTGGTTTAACAGCATTACCTGTTGATAAGGTAGAAAAAGTAGAATTTGATACTGACCAGCAAAATCTTGAGACCGCACAGACTGAAACTATCGCAAAACAATCTGTTTCTGAATCTTCTGTACTATTCCATCAAGATAAATTAAGTGTCCATGAATCTAAATTAGCAGCCGCAGTTGATGCAAATATTGTCAAAACTATGTATCCTATGTTTGCTAATTTTATTGAATATTTTATTAATCGCAGAACTAAACATTATAAATTTAAGTTTGAGTTCCACGATGTAGATATTCCTGATGATAAAGAAGCACGTAAAGCAATGGTTAAAGATAATGCTTCTATTGGCATTGTTGATTTTCAAGATGTTGCACGTATGTGTGATATGAATGTCTTTCAACTTAAACGTAGATTGCATTTAAGTAAATCAATGGGATTTGATAAAGAGATTTCTGATTTGTTAATCCCAAACTTAAATTTTGGTCAACAAGAACTCGGTGGTAATACTGGTTCTTCTTCTATTAATAATGGAAAAGTAGGTAGACCAAGTAAACCAAATAGTGATAATGAAAATACTATTGCTTCATATGAGCGTAGTTCTAATGAAATAAAAGAATTATGATGGGTGGTGAATGTGTATGTCAAAAGGACTTATCGATAAAAAGTTAAATAACCAAATCAATGAATTGATTGGTAAATGTTTTGCTGTAAATCGTATGCTGGACAGAGGTATGTCACTATTAAATGTACGTTGGAAAATGGTAAAGACCGAACAAATTCTACATCCAAAGGTTGCGCACGCATTTCCATCTGCTGAATTTGCTGATGGTCTAAGTGATTATCAAGCACAGCGTTCTAATGAGACTGTTTATCCAGCAACTCCGATTGGAAATAGAGAATATGATAAGCCAATTGATTTTTTCAATGATATGCTTAAAGAATTTCTTTCTCTACAAGATATGTTGTATGATACATATGAAGCAGCAAATGATATTGGTGATTACACTACTAAAGAAGTGATTAGTGGAGTTATTAAAAATCTTGTAAAATATACAGATATTGCTCAATTATTAATAGACCTTGCTGAAAACTTTGGTTCGGATACTATGGGTATCGCTCTGATGGATGCAAGTATTGATAAATATATAAATTAATAATTGAGGTGAGATATTATGGCTTTAACAGCAAAAGAAATTTATGATTTAAATAATATGAATGTTGCTGCACAAAACGTACAGCTTGGCACTCTTATTAATAAGCTAATTGCTGGTGGCGGTGGGGCTGCTGATATTGACTGGCAGAACCTCGATGAAGATACTCGTAGGCGTATCATGAAAGCCATGCAGAATGAAGAAGGTGATGTTAATGGCTCTGACAAATAAACAGGCTTATGACATTACTAACATGAATGTTGCAGCACAAAAAGCGAATCTTGGTCAGCTTATTAATGATATTATTGCGAAAGCTGGTACAAAACTTACTGATAAACAAGTGTATGATTTAACTCATATGAATGTTGCTGCACAAGACGCAAACCTTGGAAAACTATTAAATGATATTATTGAGCAGTCAGGTGTAGCACTTGATGATGATACAGTTGCAAAGCTTAATAATATGAATGTAGCTTTCCAAAATGTACAGGCTGGTACTTTACTGAATAGTATTATTGATGGTTCTGTAACTGCATAATAAAGGGGTAGTTTACAATGTTTATTAATAATATTGAAACATTGGCACATACCAAACTATTCTATTGTGATAAGCAATTAAGTGATGAATTGGAACATAATGGTTTTTCACTTTTATCTATTTATGATAGTTCTTATGTTTTTGTAGAAACAAAAGAATTGCTTGATTATCTACAAAATAGAAAGAAAGGTGGTGACAATGAGTGAATCAAAATAATAAATACAAAATTGTTGATATGCAATTTTCTGATGAGTATTCAGAATCCGAACTCGATTTAAAGCGTAAAGAGTTATTTAGGAAGGTACGAATTAAAGCATTTGCATCTGGTGAAAACGCTCATACACTGCCTGTTGATGTAGCTGTTCTAAAACGTGGTGCAAAAACAATTTATAATGCACCAGTAATTTGGGACTATAATCCATATTTAGATGATAGTAGCACGCACACACCTAATCAAACCATTGTTGGATTTGTGCCAGAAATTGATAATCCAATTGAGTTTGTTGAAGAAGATGGAAAGGTATATCTTGTAGTCAATGCTTTATTGTGGACAAAGTATACTGGACGTTTAATTCATATTTTTGAACGAGATGGATTTGAAAAAGATGTATCTATCGAGATGGATTGTAAATGTTATGAGACAGATGATGGTGATATTATTAATGATTATTATATTACTGGAATTACTATTCTTGGTGAATATGTAAATCCAGCAGTAAAAGGCTGTAAGGCTGAAATGATTGAATTTGCAGAAGCTCAAGATGCATATAATAATATGCTAACTTTTGCAGAAGATAGTATTACTATTAATAATACAAAAGAAGCAGCGGTTGATGGTGATTGGTCAAATCCACGTAGAAAATTGCTCAAGCCAATTACAGAAGCTTCTAATAAAAAGGCGTTGCTTAATGAAGCATATCTAATTCCTGACTTAGAGAACCCAACAACTTCTAACTGTAAATATCCACACCATGTTGTGCGAAATGGTCAGTTAGTGATTCATATTGCTGGACTTAAAGCTGCGTTTTCTCGTGCAGCACAGCAAGGAATTGTTAAAGGTAAAGTAAAGTCACATCTACTAAAGCACTATCATGCATTAGGACTAAATACTGAAAACTTTGCCGAATTTGGTTTTAGTCAAGAGGAATTTAGTCTATATTTTAGTGACGAAAGAGAAGGTGATAACGACATGAAAGAAAAGAAGAATTTTGCTAATATCGAAAATCCAGAGGATGAGAAGGAAGTAAAGAACGCTGCTTCTGCCGATGGTGAAGAAAAGAAGCCAGACGAAACTGGTGAAAAGATGGCAGAAGATACTACTTGTAAGAAGGATGAAGAAGGTTCTGCGCAGGAAGAATCTGCTGACGAAAAGAAATCAGAAATGGCTGATGATAATCAGGACAAAAAGCCAGATGAAGATAAGTGTGATACGTTTGCTGACTGTCAGAAAAAGTGTGCTGAACTTGAATGCAAGTGTGCAGAGCTTGAAAAGAAGTGCGCTGAACTAGAAGAAAATAATAAGGCATATATGGCTCGTTGTGAAGCTATGTCAGATTACGAAGCACTAAAGCAATTTAAGTGTGACGCAGAAGCAAAGGCAGAGCAGGAAAAGAAGATGGCTGAAATCAATCAGGTATTTTCTGAACTTGCTGATAAAGGCTTTGTTATGTCTGATGAACAAAAGACAGAACTGAGCAAAAAGTATGACGAATATAAAACACTTGACGGATTTAGCAATTATGCAAAGGCATTTGCATTTGATGCTATGGATACCGACAAGGAAGTACGTATGGCTTATCCAAACACTTCTACAAAGGTTGAAGATATTTGGGATAAGATTCGCGCAGACGGACTAATTTAAAATAAATTGGAGGGAAAATATAATGGCATATAATGTTGTAATGCAGAAGCAGATTGCTGCTTATAATGTAGACAGTTACAACCGTTCCGTTAAGGCTGACGTTGATGTAGAGAACGGTTCTGTATTTAAGCTAGTTTCTAAGACTGGCGTTGAGGGCGAAAAGGTAGTATGGAAAGCTGAACAGGCTTCTGCTACCGATACTGGTCTATGGATGGCTATGACCCCTGAGATTGTTACTGTTGTTGACGCAATGGGCGTTGAGTATCGTGGTCTAAATGTTGACCCACGTGCATTTACCAACACCAAGGGTCGTGTATTTGATGCAGTTCTACTACAGAAGGGCGACCTTATTGAAATGACTGGTGAAGGTATTGCAGACGTTGCTACTAAGGAATATCTTGTACCTGATACAGCTTCTATGAAGCTAAAGGCTGCTGATGCAGCAGGTACTGGTTTTGCTCTACATAAGGTAGATACTGGTATTCTACATATTGGTGGTGCGGCTCTAATGCAGTCTCATCCAACTACTTATGTATACGAAGTAGTAAATAACTAATTATAGTACAAAAGGAAAGTTAAGGTGAATTTAAGAATGAATAAGAGCATTTGTTTCTCTGATAACCTTGCTACTGTACAGACCGCATTCCGCGATTACATGGCTCAGTACATGGATGAAAACGGCGTACTCACTGGTCTACCATATAGCAAGAACAAGTCCTTTGCAGAGAAGGAAAAGGACATGAACGCACTAATGATGAATGAGGTTAAGAAGCTTTCTGGCATCTCTTTCTCTGAAAACTCTGCTATCTCTACTGAGATGATGGCTCAGAATCCACAGTACAAGTGGGCAGTATTTGCAGTTGTAAATAGCCTAATTGATATGATTCTACCAGACGTTCTAAATAAGACCATCGGTATGTATTCTGAGACTCGTTATATTGGTTGGGGCGATTCTGCTCTATTTACTGTAGAGCCAAACGACCTATTCTATGTATCTAAGGCTGGTCGCAATCAACGTACCGTTGAGTTCCAGCGTCAATGGAATACTCAGGTATCTGTAGTACCTGAGAACCGTGAAATCACTGTAGATGTAAACTTCTATCGTGTACTTTGCGGCTATGATTCTCTGGCTAAGTTTGTAATGAAGGCTATTATGTCTATCGAGCTACAGATGACCAATGATGTATACAAGGCATTTGATACTGCTATGGAGAGCCTACCATCTGCTCCTGCTGGTTCTTCTCTAAAGGTTGCTGGCTGGTCTCAGGCTTCTGCTGTTAAGCTTGCACAGACTGTTACTGCTTACAATCACGGCGCAAAGGCTGTATTTGTAGGTACTCAGGCAGCTCTACAGAACGTTCTACCAGACAATGCTAACTATCGTTATACTCTTGACGATACCTATGCAACTCTTGGTTACGTTAAGAACGCATTCGGTTATGACTGCATCGTTCTACCTCAGATTGCTGTATGGGATAAGCCATATACTCTTGGTCTACGTGATGACCGCATTTATGTTATGTCTCCTGCTTCTCAGTCTATCGTTAAGGTAGTTTACGAGGGTAACACCATGACCAACACCATGAATGCACAGCAGTCTGCAAATCTAACTGAGCAGACCACCATCATGAAGTCCTACGGTATCGGTATTGCTACTAACGCTACTGTTGGTGTAATTACTCTATAATATAAATTATATTATTATTATATATTAATAGGGGTTGACTTGTCAACCCCTATTTGATAATAAATATTAAGAATTAAAAGGGGTTTTATATAATGGCGAATACTACTCGTGCTCAGAAGTCTGTAACAAAGACTACAGATACTACTACTATTAATAACAAGGAACAAAATGCAAAGATGGAGCAGCTTGCTGCTGAAAATGCAGCTCTACAAGATATGATTGCAAAGCTATCTGCGCGTCTTGATGAAATGGATAAGGATAAAGAAGCTTGTGGAGAAAAGGTTGCAACAGATGAAGTTGAAGATACTTCTGAATATCCAGAGCCAGATGCAAATAAGCAGATTAAAATTATGTCTATGTTTTATGGTTCTCTAAACCTAAATAATAATAGCAACCGCTCTGCTGGTCGTATCCTAACTTTTCAGAAGTTTGGAGAGATTAAGTCTGTACTTTATCATGACCTTGTTGATTATGTAAATAATGAACGTAAATTTGCAGAAGAAGGATATTTTTATATTCTTGATAAGGCTGCTGTGTATCATCTTGGTCTAACAAATGAATATTCTCATCTTGTAGATGGCGATATTGTTAATCATATGATGGATTATTCAGCTAATGAACTTGAGAGTATTGTATCTGTAATGACTGATGCTCAAAAGGAATCTATTGCAAACCTATTTGCTGACAAACTTTATCATGGAGAAGAACTTGACCTTAATAAGATTGCTATTATTAGTAAGCATCTGCCTGTAGGTATTGAACAAATGGTACAGGAGAAGAAGGACTTTGACGAACGAGCAAAAGCAGCTAAGAAAGACAATTAAGAGGTGATATGCTTGGCAACCACCACTTTTGAAGAATTATATTCGGATTTTTTATTTAAGGTACAAGATTATCAGCAACGAAATCTATATCTTAGAGATGAAAAAGTCGCAACTAATTTATGCCTGTCTTTTCTAAAAACAGCTATTGCCAAGTTTACAAATTGTAAAAAGGATATTCAACATCCTAATTTAGATTTATGTGTATTTAATGTTGAACTAACTTTAACCGAGAAGGATATTCTTACAAATCTTATGGTTGAAGCGTGGCTTAATCGAGTATGTTTAGATATTACTCAGATGAATCTTACGCTGAATGATAATGATTTTAAGCATTTTGCCGAGGAAAAGAACCTCGAAAAGAAAATTGAAACAAGGGATAGACAAAGAGAGATTAACGCACAGCAAATGTGGGATTATGATTTCAAAAATGTTCCTTGGACAGATTGGGCTTCTGGTAATTATGCACTTTGATAATTCTCAGGTATCTTTTTCAGAACAAGAAATTCAACAATATAAATCTAAACTTATCAATAAATGTTTTGCAATCTTAGGCATATATGAAGATTGCGATAAAAATAAATCATATACGCCTTATTTAACATATATAGATAGAGTTAAAATTGAGTTTGTCGGTTTTAGCACTAATACTAATAACATTCATCTTGTGTCTATTGTAAATATTCTTACTGGGATGCAAGATGTAGAAAGGTTATGTCATAAAGATGTGAAGTCGCTGGTATTTCACATTATCTCTATTGTGCAAAAAATGGAGGTGTAATATGGCATATTATGATGGTTTTATGGCTTGTAACCATGCTCGACCAAAACAATATTGGCAAGAACAGTTACAAGAAATGGTCAATCAAGAATTTGATAATGCTTCTACAGTACAATATGATATTGAAGAAGAAATTGCATTTGGTACACTTGAATTTAAAACGTTAAGCGAATGTCGTATTACAACACTGGTTGATGCAAAAACAGGTCAGCGTGTTAATGATGACTATAAGCGTATTATTTTTAAAGATTTAACAAAGACACCAGAGCTTGGGACACGTTATAGATTTGATAATAATATATGGATGGTATTTTCGACTGATAATATTAAGACTGATACATCCAGTGCATATTTAAGACGTTGTAATAATGTATTAACAATGGAAGATAAATATGGTAATATACATCAAGAGCCTTGTTATATTGATTATAAGATTACAGAATCGCAATTGTTTAAGGAATGGACATTGGATGTTCCTCAAGGACGTATTTATGTAACCTGCCAATTGAATCAACATACACAAGACGTTGATATTAATAAGCGTTATATTTTTAATGATAATGTTTATAAAGTTCGTGAGCGTAGTAAATTCGATAGACAACAAACGTTTAGTAAAAATAGCGTGCCTGTTATATCATTTTATGCAGATGTTGACGACAGAAACTCTGCTGATAGATTTGATATTGAGGTTGCAGACTATTTTGAACCAGCATATAAAGTACATACACCAGAAGAAATTACATGTGAAATTGGTACTCAGGGGAAAATTATTAAGTCGGTAACATTTGTTGATGACGAAGTATTTGATGAGCCTGTATTGTATGAATCAAGTAATGTTGATGTATGTAAAATTAATCAATATAATGGCAAATATCAATGTGTTGGTATTGGTGAATGTATAATTACATGCACACTATATCACAATCCTGCAATTTTAAGTAAAACGAAAATTAAGGTTGTCGATAAAAAAGAAGATGTAATTACAGACACTATTCTACCTGATATTCATTATATTAAATTAAATCAAACTTTAACATATTCCATTTATCACTATATCAATGGCGAAAAAACAAATACAAAATTCAATATTAAGGCATATAATGTACCAGAAAATTGTTTTACTATTAATAGTACAGATAATGAATTTACTATTAAATACAACAGATTATGTACAGATGGTCTTTTGAAGATTGTGTGTGAAAATTTGGATAATGGTGAAAAGACTGATTTTTATATTGAACTTGGAGGTGTTTGGTAATGGCATTTTTTGAAGAATTAAATGGCATTGTCATGGGCACTCTTGGTGAATACATATTAAAAAATCAAAGACTTTGTAAACTATTATATTATTATCCAGATGACCAACGACCGAATTATGACCCATTTATTCAGCCAGATATTGAGGATACATCTCAACTTATGTTTACTCATGTATTTCCAGTTCCAAAATTACCAGATGCAGTTTTAGACCAGAAAGGTTATCTTACTTGTACTTTAACAGGCGGTAATGATGTTGATAAGAATACTGGATTCCGTAGAGTAAATATACAATTTGACATTATTTATCATTTAAAAGCGTGGACAATTAAAGGTGGTTTTAGACCATATTTTGTTGCCAGTGAAATTGACAAAATGTTTAACAATAAATCCCTTACTTTACCTATTATTAATCGTTCACAATATTATGGATTCAGAACAAAAGATTATTCATCTTATTTCTATGGTATCCAATTGATTTATGAATTATATGTGGATAGTAATGTCGGATGTATTACTACAGTTCCTATGTATCAAGACGTTAAGTTTAAAGGTAATATTAATATTGACTAATAGACTTGTCTTACAACATGGTGATAGTTTAAAACTATCTCAATTGTATTCTTGTAAACACCCAACATTATTAGACATAGAACAATTACAAACTTCTAATGGTAATTTATATCTACAATATGTTAATACATTAACTTCAACCTCTTTGGATATTGCAGATATATTATGGAAGGAATGTAATATATGGTATGAGGACATAAAAAACGAATGGCAGTTTTTTATAGAAAAGGGATTAACTTCGCAAAAAGCAATAGAAATGTATAAAGAAACTTCTGATGGTGAAAAAACATTACCAGAACCTACCATATTAATAGATGAAGTTGTTGGTGATGCACTCGCATTCTTTTTAGGAACGTCTAATCAGTATGCAGTAAAAATTAATGATGGCAATATGTCATTAGTAAATGTTACAGAAGTTTCAAAATTTTTATATTTTTATACAGAAAATAGTTTTGTACTTACAGAAATGTCGTATCATTTAATCCAGCAGTTTTTATCTGAGATAAATTGGACTGCAAAGAAAGATTATAATGTTGTACATGGTGGTACAAAACGTGCGAAAAAATATATACTTGAAATGGAATATAAAGCGCGTATAGATGACGCAAAACGGCATCGTGAAACAATAACACTTGATAGTATTGTTTCTTCGTTGATTGCTAAAGGGTTATCTTATAAAGAAATATGGGATATGCCTATTTATATGATATATGACCAATATCAGCGTCATGTACAACTTAATCAATGGGATAATACGATGCGTACTTTATCAAGCGGAAACCTTGACACCAAAAAACATCCTATTAATTGGAATAAGATAAATTGGTCAAGGGTTTTAAATTAATAAATTAAAATAAAATATAAAGGAGTTGACAGATATGGCACTTGCTACTCCAAGAAACTTTGCTATCCAGCAGGTTTTTGAAATTCTTGGTCGTAAGCCAATCGACAAGTCTATTCTATTCTATCTGACCAACACTAAGACTTCTGGTCTAGAGAATACAGTAGAAATGGTATAAATATAAGGTGTACCATATGAAAATTTCCTAAATTGCGGGGAGTACCTAAGAGCTTGACATACCAACTATTTTGTAGTAATATAAATAGGGCGAGAGTAATGACCTCGGTATGGTAAAAAGTGTCAAGATTGGTTAATCCGCAGCCAAGATTCTTAATATATAAATTTTTATGTAAGGAGGTGTGTATATGATATATCATAAGATTGATTTGAATAAAGTTGAAGAACGTTATACGATTTATCCTAATGGAGATATTTTCGACAAGAAACTTGGTCGATATTGTCCTAAACAATTAAATCATAGAGGTTATCATACGGTATGGATAGCTACATTGGGGAAAAAAGTTTATGTAAATAGATTGGTTTTATGTAAATTTTGTCCCAATGATGATGAAATATATTTACAAGTAAATCATAAAGATGGTAAGAAAACAAATAATGATATTTCAAATTTAGAATGGTCTACACAATCTGAAAATCAAAAACATGCATATCAACATGGTCTATTATCACGTAAAGCAGAGAAGAATAGTCAATCTAAATTATCTAAAGCACAAGTGTTAAATATTATAGATTTGTTATTACAAGAAGTTCCTATTAAGGATATTGCTTCTGAATTTAATGTATCTAAAGGTATGATTAGTAAAATACGTACTGGTAGAGCATGGGTTGAATTAACTAAAGATATTGAGTCCCCCAAATCTAAATATGCTAACCATGTAGAAGCAAAATATATTGAAAGAGAAAATGAACTTCTTAATGATTTACAAAATAATGTAGATATAGATATTCTTTCTGATAAATATCATTTAAGCAAACGATTTATTAGAGATTTTAAATACCGTAAACTTGGTATATATTAAGAATAAGGTTCAACGACTATCCCATAGGCTATTGAAATATAGCAAAAGGAGTACGGCACAAATGTATGGTGTGGGTGAGAATCCCTTAAATGGAAAGAGGAAATATTGTATATAGTTATACAATAATAATATAGTCTGAACTTATACGGAAACGTATAGATGTTTTATAAACTACACAGCGTTATGAACTGTGTGAACATAATGACCCAACAGGTGGTCGTGGTAACGTATATATCGGCGGTGGCTTCTCCCACTCTCGCCGCGCTACTCTAAATGTAGAGGTAGCTACTTTCAACACCAATGTAATGGCAGTACAGGCTGGTACTGAACTATATGAGGGTTCTTCCAACATTCAGTACTACGAAGTAATGACCGCAGGTGCAGGTGGTGCTGTTAAGACTAAGCTAACTGCTATCGGCACTGCTGGTGCAGAACTTCTATTTGTTTACAAGGTAAATCCACAGTCTGGCGAATATGAGAAGTCCTTTAAGCAGGTAGCTTCTGAGCCACAGACTGGCGAGTTTACTTATACTTCTGGTACTAAGACTCTTGCATTTAACGCCGCAGAGACACCAGCCGAGGGCGATATGTTTGCAGTAGCTTATACCTTTAAGTCTGCTGATAACGCACAGGTTATCACTGTTTCTGGTGATGGTATCCCAGCAACTGTTCTTGCAACCGCTTATGGTCTTGCAAAGGATACTTGCACTGGCGAGCTATTCCCCTGCCAGATTGATGGTCTTGCACAGGTTGACGGTAACTGGAACTTCGACCTTTCCGCAGACGGAGACCCAGCAGTACAGGCATTTAATATGGAATTTGTACGTGGCTGTGGTTCTAAGAAGCTATATGACTTCAAGGTTTATACCGAGGAAGAGGAATAATATAGTTTAACTATATAATAAAGAGGGATATAATCATATCCCTCTTTTTATATTAATTTAGGTGGTATTTATTATGCTACTAAATAGAAAATGCAATTATTGCGGTAATGAATATTACATCTGTAGAGCGTGTATTGGTATTAATTCTTGGAAGAATATTTGTTGTTCACGAGAATGTTTTATCAATATGCAATCTTTAGATGGTGTTCGTCCTATCATTTTAGAGAACGGAGACAAGAATATGACTAAGACTATTCTACGCGCAGAACTAAAGGACGGAAAAACTTACGACATTATCGGTTATGACGTAGACCTTGGTCGTTTTGACTGTGACGGTGGACGCACTCTAACTTATGATGAAGTTAAGTTCTTCTATATTACTCCCGAAGTTCTCAAAGATATGGTTGGTACTGTTAAGGTACAGACCGAAACAAAGACTAAAGCAAATATTAAGAAAAATGAGGTTATTACAAAGGTTGATACAGTCTCAGAGAAGCCCGTAGCTTCTGATAAGATTGCACTCGATAAGGTATCTAAATAATAAATTTAAATGCAGTACAGCGCATCTGAATGCGTGTATGACCTTGTTTTAAATTTTTGTGCAATATTGTTGTTGAAATCACAATTTCTTTTTATATAAAGGATATTGTACTTTATGTTATTAAAATAATATGTTTTAGCGTATTGAAAGAAAATTATTTCTTAAAGGGAATGTAGTGCTGTTGACAGTAGGACATTCCCAATTTCTTTTTATTTTTATTTTTTGGAAGGTATAATATGGCACAGAATGAAGGTAAAAAATTTGAAGAAGATTGGAAAAAATCTTTTGCCAAACTTAATGCTTATTATTTTAGAATTAAAGATTCTGCTGCTTCATTTAGCGGTGGAAATACTTCGTTCACTAGAAATAATCCTTATGACTGTTTTGTGTTATATGAGGGATTTTTTCTTCCGATGGAGTTAAAATCCACAAAAGGCACTTCTTTTAGTTTTGAAAAAGAAGGTGCTGGTAATGGTAATAAATTAATAAAACTAAGTCAGATTCATGGACTTAATGAAGTAAGCCAGTTTAAAAATGCAAAAGCTGGGTTTATTTTTAATTTTAGAGATGTACATAGAACATATTATTTAGATATTGTTAATTTTATGAGCTTCTATAATAATACTTCTAAATTCTCTATTAACGAAAAGGATATTATTGAATATGAAGGAGTTTTAATTGAAAGTAAACTATTAAAAGTAAGATATAGATATAATGTTGAGAAACTCCTAAATGAATTAATAAGGGGTTGATTTTAGTGGAATTGGAACATCGTTATGATTCTTTAAGAAAACCAAAGAGTCGTAAAAAGCATAGTAAAAAGCAGCAAGCTAAGATTGATAAGCATATGTTACGTGAAATGGCAGAACGTCTACCAGAGATTACACCAGCAGAATTTGAACAGTGTAATCAAGAGAATGTAGATATGTTTTATGAATATTTTCGTAACAATAGACAGCTTTCTCCACAGTCACAAGGACAATATCAGACTTGTTTAAGACAGTTTTTCTGGTTTGTGCATACTAATCTGAGAGATAAGCCGTTTTATAAAATCAGCAAACGTGATTTTGTAAACTATCTTGGCTATATGCAAGACAGAGGTTTATCTTCCAGTGCAATCAACCTACGTAAATCTGCCGTATCAAGTTTCTGTAATTATATTGAAAATATTGTTGCTGATGATATGGAAGAATGTAGGAATTTCCGTAATTTTACACGCGGTATGCCTAAAGTAAATAAGACACAGGTATACGACAAGATTCCTATTAGTAAAGAAGAATATGATAAAATTATGAATTATCTTGAAGAAAGAAAGAATTATCTTGGTCTTGCTTGGGTTGCAACAGCATTCCATATTGGTGGCAGACGCGCTGAGATTGTTCAGTTTAAGACAGAGATTCTTAATTATCCTATTAAAGAAGGTAAGAATTATGTTGTTAGTCACGTTGTAAGAGGTAAGGGTGCTGGTGCAGAAGGTAAACCACTCAAGTATATGATTCCTATTGAAGTATTGGATTATTGGCGTTTATGGATTGAGAAGCGCGGATATGACCATGAATATGTATTTACTACACAAGTTGGTAAACAGAAGCCACAGCAGATGACTAAGGGTTGGGCTAATCATTTTTGTACCGAAGTTCTTTCTCCTATTCTTGGTAGACGTATTAATCCACACTTATTTAAAGCAAGTTGTATTACATATATGCTTGAACAAGGTAAGGATATGAAGTTAGTAAGTAAATTTATTGCTCATCATAATGATATCAATACCACATCGTCCTACTATGATTTACGTAGTTTTGATGACGAGTTGGATGATTTGTTTGATGATATGTAAAGGAGCTATATATGATTGAATACGCAGAATTTCGTCATCATATGATTCATGATGATACAGATACATTTCTACAGTATGTAGCAGATAATGTAGAAATTTATTCATATATTACAATGGGCAGAAAATATGCTATTATTGATATTTTTAATGCGGGATTTTCTTTTACCATTGAGCAGATGCTGACAGTAAAAGATTTTAATTTTTCTGATGTATTAATGGAATACGAAATGAAGAAGATGTTTGATATTTTCTTCCAGTATACAGACGTACATTTTGATTATAAATATTACAATTGCATGGAATATGACCTTATTATGCAGTCTGGATTTTATGATTTTGTAAATAATTATGCTCATGATGATTACGAAAAGCTATGTAAAGACCTTGATACTGTAACTGGTATTCGTGATATTTCTATTATTAATACATTTAATGGTATGGTTGGTAATATTCCGACAGTTAAAAAACTACAAGAAATGCGTGATATTATTGAAAGTCTCGACACAGAAAGACTAAGCAAAATCAATGATATTATTGCAATGAATGACCCAGCCACAAAAGCTGTAGTTGACGCTATTAAAGAATCTTCTGCCAAAGAAGCAAGAGATAAACTTACCGAGCAGAAAGGTTTTAAGGTGATTGACGGTGGCGAGAAAACTATACTCGATAGCAAAACTTAATCAAATTGCTAAAGAAATAGAATTTGACAAACAAAAGGCACTGAATCTTATTATGGAGAATGGTAGAAAAGAATTACAGAAATATGTTAAGGCATATTGGTATGATGCTTATTCTCCATCATATTATGACCGTACTTATGAATTTTTAAATTGTGTAAAAGCACGATTTATTAATGACGATGAGGTTGAAATATACTATGATACAGCCGCTATTAGTTCATCTTTTTCTGGTGGTGGATATTGGAATATTCACGCAAGTTTTGATGGTTCTCCTTTTGGCGGGGAAAGTTTTATTGAAACTGTAGAATTTGGTGGCGGTGGCTCTGATGCCAACCCGCGTAAAGGTTATGGTACTCACGGTCTACAGAGACTTCGTGCATGGTTATTGTCATACGTATATAAGGCGGTTAAACAATGTTTTCCAGTATAAGAAAGGCAGGTGGTTTGAATGGCAGATATTGATATTTCAGTAAAACTTAACGCCGACACATCTGTGTTGTCACAAATCGAAGCTGAAATTAATGATATTAAAAAAGATACAATTGATGTGAATTTTAATCATGTTACTGTATTAAATAAAGTAAAAACTTTAGCAAAGCAGATTAAAAATGAATTTAATATTCCATTGAATTTAAATTTTAAAAGTAATGCGGAGTTAAAACGCTTTACATCAGAAATATCAACATTATTCAAACATTTACAAACAGCCGTTGCAACTGGAATGAATTTGGATAATATTGATGTTAGCAGTGGTAAACTTAATGTTATTAATAGACAATTTGCAAATTCGTTTAAAGCGCAATCCTCTGATTTAATTGCAAATTTGCAAAAACAATACGCAGATTTGAATATCCCTATGCCAGCTTTAGATACTACAAAGCTGGAAAAGTCTGTAACTACTGTAGCAAACAATCTTAAAAAATTACAAGAAAAAAGTAAATTAATGATTCAAGATGGCGTCATGGATAAGCTTGAAGAAAGTTATGGTAATACAGATGCTTTCAAGAAACTTAAACAAGGCATGGATACCATTGATTGGACTGATTTTTCAACAGGATTTGAAAGAGCACAACAGTTATTAACTTCTTTTGGCGAAGAAGCAGGAGTACAATTCACTTCATTACGACAAGATGCTATTGAATTTGTGGGAGCAATGGATAATGTATCTGATTCTATTAATAGCTTTTCTATTAATAAAGATGATACTGCTAATCCATTCGAGCATATGGAAGATTCTGCAAAACGAGTAGAAAAAGCATTTGATGTAGTTCGTAATGGAGCTGATGCTCTTAAACAGTCTTTGAAAGGTGAGGATTATAATAAAGTTCTTGACTTTATTACGGAATCACTCAAAAAGGCTGGCGTTGAACTTGATAAGTTAGATGGTGACGTAAGCTCTTTCTTACAGAATGTTCAAACACGTTTTGATAAGACAGGTAAACTCGTTAGTGCAAGTGTCAGCGGTACAGTAAACGATATTACTATGGCATGGAATATGGGTACTAATGAGCAAGGTGGACTTGCTTTTGGTACTGCAAGTATTACTGACCATACTCAGACAAATGCTGTGCAAAAACTTGCTTCTAATTATAAGGAGCTATTATCTCTTAAAAAGCAATTGGCACAACTTGATTCTAAAGGTTATGTTAATGAATCTGCTGATGTTAAGAATACTATTTCTGCCTTTGAGAGGGAAAATACTACTCTTAAATCACTTATTAATAATAAACAAAAAGTTCAAAAACTTACAGATGATTATACAGCAAGTCTATCAAGACAATCTGCTCATCAATCAGATGTAAAGCAATTAGCAGAAGATACTGAATCTATGAATAAGTATCAGTCTACAATGCAAAAAGCATTGCAATATCAAAAAGACATTGCAAACATGCGTTCTGCTGGTAAGACTAATACTCAAGAATATGAAAATACACAACGTTCTTTAGAGCGTTTGATGACTACTTTAAATGAACTTGGTATTACATATGATAAAGCCGATAATCAATTTAGTCATGCAAATACTAAGAATTTGGCTGCTGATGTTGTTAATACAACAGAAGCATATCAAAAATTAACAGAAGCAGTCACTGAGTTTCAATATAAAGCTAATGATACAAACGCAAAGCAACAAGATGCTGCTCAATATAATAAAGATGCAGATGCTTTAAAGCAATATGTAACTGCATTAAAAGAAGCTCAACAAGCACAATCATTAATTGCTTCTAAAGAGGGTAAAGATGATTTTAATACAGAACGCATTGAACAAGCGCGTGCTGCAATTCAAAGTCTATTGCCTGTATTAGCACAACTTGGTATTACTTATGACGAAGCAAGTAACAGTTTCGCTACTAATTTTGATAGCAGTAAATTAAGTGGTCTTATGACTACTGAACAGTTACTTGACAAGCTGATTACAAAAGTAAGAGAATTTGATACAGCTTCTAAAAATACACAAGCTTCACAAGCAGATACACGTATGAATAATGTGTATAAACAGGCTACAGAAGCACTAAATAAATATATTGCTAAACGTAAGGAGCTTGCTCAAGCTGAAAAATCTGGTATGAGTGGTTCTGGTCTTGAAAATATGAGACAAGACTGTGAGCGTTTAAAGACAGAAGCAGACCAAGCAGAGCAATCACTTAAAGAATTAGGTAATGCTGCTCGAAGTGTAAACTTTGATAAGTTTAAAAGTGATGCTTTGAAAACAATGGATGCTGACATTGATAAAATTAGAAATAATACTCACGAAATGAGTAGTGGTTTTGAGTCTGCATTTGGTTCTATAGGACAATTTGCAGCTATGACAGGCATCTTTGATGGTATCCAAGCAGCTATTAGTAATGTAAGAGAAGAAATTGTAGAACTTAATACTGCAATGACCGAACTACAGATTGTAACAGAAACATCAGATGCGTCTATTGAAAAGACTATGGCTGGTTATGCAGACATGGCTAAAGACCTTGGTGTTACATTGCAAACCGTAGCAGAAGGTGCAGGAGAGTGGCTAAACGTCTTGGTCACTATAAATCCTTTTAATTGCTGGGAACTCCTTAGAGATTATTATACTACAACATAGATTGAAAAATCAAGTGTGAATGTTAAAAAATAATAATATTGGGCAATCAGCAACCAAGACCCTAAGTTATTTATTATATGGGTAAGGCTCAACGACCATCCTTTAGTGTATAACACAATAGGAGTACGGCTATTTATTAATAGTAGGTGAAAACCCTTTGAATGGAAATGGAGGATGTTTGTATTCATTATACAAACAAAGATATGGTCTAATCATATATGAAAATATATGTGTATATATGGAGACAAGGTTTCTCAGAAGAAGATACAGCTAAATTACTAAAAGCATCTACGATGCTTTCTACTGTAGGTAATATGGGTGCAGATGAAGCATCTACTGCATTAACTTCTATTATTAATGGTTTTGGTATGGCTACTGACCAAGCCACCCATGTCATTGATACATTGGATGCACTTGACCTTTCGTATGCTACTTCTACACAAGAATTAGCAGATGGTCTACAGCGTTCTGCCAGCGTAGCAAAAACTGCTGGGATGAGTTTTGAAGATTTGGCTTCAATTATGACCGTAGTTTCAAGTACTACTCGTTTGAGCGGTAATTGTTTTGCCGCAGCATAGGATAATACATAAACTATGTTACAAATTTTTACTAATAATCTTGGAAGTCCAGAGGTGGATAACAAGGGCGAAGTTTAAATACACGCTGAACGACTAAATGTAAAAACATCATAGTAAGAATTATATGATGAAGCGATAGTCTGAACTCGTATATAACTTAAAGAAAATACGAGATGGGTAGTCAAGTGTAAAGACACTTATGGAAGAACTATCCACGCTACTATATTTTAGTAGTCATAAAAGTAACAGATTTTGGAAACAATTGGTAACGGTATGAAGTCACTATTCTCTCGTCTACAAAATATTAAGGTAGGTAAATACCTTAGTGATGAAGGTGAAGCACTTAACGATACCGAAAAAGTGCTGAAACATTTGGGAATTGCCCTCAGAGATAGCGCAACTTCGTGGAAAGACCCTATGGAAGTGCTCGATGAAGTTGGTAAAAAATGGAAATCTTTGACTGACATTGATAGGTCAGCAATTGCCACAGCTCTTAACATAACAGGAGCAATAGTAGTATAATACATAAACTACTATTACAAACTTTTTCTAATTAAATTGGAAGTCCAGAAATGGATAACAAACAGGAAGTTATTAATAACACCTGAAACGACTGAATGAAAAAGCTGCATTGAATGATGTAGAAGCGACAGTCTGAACTCATATTATAATTTAAGAAAAGTATGAGAAAGGTGGTCGAAGCACCACCTTCGCTATTATATATTAATAGTCAATAAAGTAACAGAATGTGGCGGTAAAATATTAAGCCGCTGTGCATAGTAATATGTACATAGCTTATATCTATATCGGTTAAAGTTCTGAAAAGAATAAAACCGAGAAAATTTATAATATTTAATTTGACATTGAGTAAAACGTATGTTATAATTATTATAATAATTATATATTGGAGTTGATTCTAATGTCTTGGACAGAAAATGAAAAAGAATTATTTATTAAATTATATCCGTATTATACGACACGTTATTTATTACAGCATTATTTCCCAAATAAAAAACGTCATAATTTAGCAAATATGGCACATAGATTGGGTATTAAGAAACAATATAAAGCACGTAGATATGATAAAGATATTATGTTATTACAATTAAAAGAATTAGCTGATAAACTTGGACGCACTCCGTTATATGATGAATTATTAGAAAATGGTTTGCCAAGCTTTCAATCTTATTATCGTTATTTTGGAAGTTATAAAGACGCTTGTGTACAGGCTGGGCTACAACCTATAGAGTGTTGATTTGGAAAAAGTAAACATTGTATGGTAGCCGATGATATAGTGTGTCTTTCTGAAAAAGAATATATTATTACAAAATTCCTTTTAGACCATAACATTGAATTTGAAAAAGAAAAAAGATATGCAGATATTATTAATGATAATAGGTGTGGGCAAAAACGATGTGATTGGTATATTAATGGAGATATTATTGAATATTTTGGTATGCCAGAAAAACAATATTATATGCAGCGCATTCAAGAAAAACGACAAATTTGTAATGACAATAATGTTACATTAATTGAAATATATGAAAACGATATAAATAATTTAGAAGAAATTTTCAGTAAATATTATAAAGATTCGTAACGACTACAGGTGATATATAGTAATATATATTATGAAGATATACTCCTATTAATAGGATGAATATATAGTCTGAACTCATGTATAATTTAAATTAAAGCATGAGATATAGGTAGAAATGCCTATACGCCATTATATAATGGTTATAAAAGTAACAAATTGACTTACCAAAGAAATACATTAATGGCAATTCTGGACAACTGGGAACAGGTAGCAGACGCGCAAGAAGTAGCAGCAAATAGTGCTGGCACTTCTGAGCAAAAATATGATATTTATTTAAATAGTATGCAAGCGCATATTAATGAATTAAAAACAACGTGGTCAGAGTTTTTGATGAATTTAGCAGATAGCGGTGCTATTAATGCAGCAATAGATGCTTTGTCTGGTGTAGTAAAAGTCATTGATGTTTTAACTACTAATCCAGTGGCAGCTACGGCAGCAATCACGGCGTTAGTGGTTGCTTTGGGTCGTTTGGCTGCTATTAAACTGGCAGATTTGGGTACAAGCATTATTAAGATGACAGCAAGTTTAGTTGCAGCAAATAGCGCACAAGGTGCAAACTCTATCGTTAATGGATTTAAATCGTTGCTTGGAATTTTACCAGCGGCTGCATCTGGAACAGAAGCTGTAGGTATAGCTGGATTCAGTGCTGCTGGTGGCTTTGCTGCATTAGGTTCTTCTATTATGGCACTTTTACCAACGATAGGTGTAATTGCAGCAGTAGCTGCTGCTGTATATTTAATTGGTAAAGCAGCTATGCATGTTGTAAATGAAAACAAAGAACTGGAAGATTCTATTCAAGAACATCAAGACAATGTTAAATCTTTACAGACAGATATAGATGGATATAATAAGTCACTTGATGAAAATAATAGCAAATTATCAGAATTAAATGCTCTTAAAGCGAGTGGTGATGCAACAGCATCTGATGAAAAAGAAATAGATTTACTTACAAAGAAAAATGACTTATTACAACAGCAAATCGAATTAGCGCAACGTAAGAAGGAAATTGAACAATCAGAAGCTGACAAAGACACACATCAATTATTTGCCAATACATGGAATACTAATGACCAAACTACAACTGATAAATTTAAAGATTTCTGGACTCAAACTGGTGCAGAGAGCGGAAAATCTGGTGCAGATTTGGCAGCAGCAAAGGTTGATAATTATAATAAAAAAGTAGATAGATATAATAAATTATTAGAAGAACAAAAACGCATTTTAGATGATAACAATTCTACAGAAGAACAACGCACACAAATACAAAACGGTGTAGACCAAGCGTTAGATGATGTAACTAAGTCAGAAAATGATTTGTTAGATATGCGTACTGACCTTCTCGACCAATATGACCATTTAAATGATGGAGATAAGAAAATTGCTGATGGTATCTTAGAACAGTTTAATAATATGAAAATGGCTAATTCTGAGTTTGCTACTTATGGTGAATATTTGGATTATATGGCTAATGCGTCAGAACATGCAGGTATTAATACACAGTCACTTGCAGAGCAGTTTAAAGAATTAGCTGGTTCAGAAATTAAGCCAAAAGATGCTGATAGTATGGATGAATGGCTATCATCACTTTCAAATACAGACCTTGCTAAAGTGCAAGATGTATTACTAAATTGTGGAGATTCTGCGGCTGACTTATCTGCAATTCTTTCTAATATGTCTGGTGCTGACGCTGCATCATATTTAGTTGATGTTTATAATGATTTTTATGGTATATTACAAGATTGTACAGAAGCGTATGATGAATTTAATACTGCTGTAAATAAAAATTATGACGAAGAAGTTACTAAATATGGCGAGATGCTTGATTACGCGCTTAAATCATCAGACCCAAGTAAGGGTGTTAAAAACTGGGAGGCGTATAAAGCATCGCTTAAAGGTCTTGGTTTGACAAGCGAAGCTACTCGTCAAGACATTCTAAATCTACAAAAATCACTGAAAGATTATGTAGGATTTGATGCTGATGGCAGTATGTATGTTGATACAGATAAGTTTAGAGATAAGATTTTTGACCTTATTGCTGCTAATGAAAAACTTGGCACAGTCAATAAAGATACTGGCGAAATTTCTATCAAGAATTATAAAGCACTTGCAAGTGCTATGGGTATTCCAGAACAGGCGTTCCATGCACTATTGGAAAGCGCAAAAGCAATGTATGATATTAGCGAAGAAACACAATTCACTGCATTGCAGAATGCTCTATCTGATGTAACGACTAAAGCACAAGAAGCTAAGCAGAGTTTAAATGATATGATGCATGGTCTCGTAGATAAACAATCTATAGACGAAGCTGGTAATATTACTTATACACTTAAAACAAGTTTAGATAATGGTACTAAGTCAGCAACAGAAGCTAGAGTTAATTTAACTAATGAAATTGCTAAACAGAAACAAGAATTAGAGAACGTTGCGCAACAAGCTGGTATTGATATTAAAATTGAACCAAAACTTGATTTTGAGAAACCAGAAAGTAATGATTCTGCTGCGTTGTCAGAAGCTGCTTCTGTTATTCACAATACCAGTAACCAAATGCAACAATTGATTGATGATAATTTCAATTTTGATACTGAGAAAATCAAAAATATTGCATCAGAAATTAATAATAGTCTTGGTGAGGGCAGTATTACAATTGATGGAGATAATATCAAATTCGATAATACAAAGGCTGCTACGGCTTTTACAGAATCTTTACAGAAAACTTTTTCCAATTTGAATGTTGCATCTATTATCAATAATGCAATGGCTTCTGGATTAACATTTACCACTGGTAGCAATACAGGTGCTGACGCTTTTAAAGGAATTACCGATTCTGCATTAAATAGTATTACAGACGGAATTAAAAACGCAACATCTGGTAAAGAAATTCAGATGAAAGTCGCTATTGAGGATAATGCTTCTGAGGGTCTAGGTGTTATTGGTGATGCTGCTGACGATATGAAGAAAAAATTGCAAGATGCTGCTAATATTAGTCTTTCTGGTACATCATCTAATATTCAAAATTGCGGTAATGTTGCATCAGATGCACAAGGTTCTGTTTCTAGGCTTGCAACAGCATTAAATAGTTTACCAAAAAATAAGACTGTAACATTAACATATTCGTATCACGAGTCAGGTTCGTTGCCTAACTTGCTTGGTGGAGCACCAACCAAAAAAGGCAAGGGAGGGCCATCTGCTAATGGTCGTGATATGCCAGCATATGCACAAGGCAAAGACCCACAAATGGGAGAACCTATTCGTACTGTATCTAATGCTAATTCTCTTGTTGGCGAAGAAGGTAAAGAGCGTGTTATTACTGCTACTGGTCAGCAATATGATGTTGGCGTTAATGGTGCAGAACTTGTTCACCTTCATAAAGGTGATACAGTATTGCCAGCTAATGTTACTAAACTTCTTGACGAAGGTAAACTTGAGAAACATGATGGTAGTTCTGGATTAAGATATACTGGTTCCTCTGGTTCATCTGGTACATTCCACGGCGGTGCTGGTAAACATACTGTTCAAGGATTTACAAGCAAATATGATGGTACATCATCTTCTAATAAATCTCATAAATCTTCGCATACATCTTCTGGGGGTTCATCTGGGGGTTCATCTGGTGGTTCATCAGGTGGTTCATCTTCAAGTAAATCTTCTTCTGGTTCAGGTAAAAGTTCTACTTCTGGTACTAATGATGCAGCAGAAAATGAACTAAAAGTACTTGAACACCAACGTAAGATGGAATACATTACTGAAAAGCAATATTCTAAAAAATATGAAGCAATCTGGAAGAAATATTATAAAGGCAAATCAGAATATCGAGATAAAGACTTTGAAATGCAAGAAAAATTGCATGACCTACAAAAGACTTTCTTTGAAGATAGAATTTCTATGCTTGACGAAGAAAACAACAGATTACAACGCAATACTGGTACGGAACAACAACAGATTGCTAATTATCAACAAATGCAAAAGCTCTATCATGACCGCGCAGCGCAATATCGTAAACAAGGTTTCGCAGACGATAGCCCAGAAATTAGAGAACTCTCTAAGAAATGGTGGGATATGTACGATAAAATCAATGATTTACGTACACAAATGTTCGATAATTATATTAATGATTTTGACCATACAATCGACCTAATAGATTCTCGTATGGACAGAATTGATGATTATGTTATTAGAGTTACAAAAGATTCTGCAATGACCTTCGATGAGCTGGAAAAAGATTTAGGAAATTATTTAGATAATAAGATTTCTCTATATAAACAAAAGGCTACGGCTATTAATGCTCAATTAGTAGCAGTTAATACAGAACTGAATCGTCTGTATAAAGAAGGTTACGAAAAGAATAAAGAAAATATTCAGAAGCTTGAAAAGCAAGCAGAAGAATTAAAGAACAACATTCATGATGTTGCAGAAAATATTCGTCAGGAAAATCTGGACAATATTCAACGTGAACTTGATTACCAAGAACAGCTACGTTCTGCTGTAAAGCAATATGCGCAAGACCAAGTTGATAAAATTCAAGACCAAATTGATAAGCTTGAAGAAGAAAATGATGCTCTTGATAAACAAAAAGAAAAGAAAAAGCTCCTTGAAGCCCTTGATAGTTCTAAACAAAAGAATAAGCGTGTTTATTACGCTGACAAGGGCTGGGTGTGGGAAGCTGACCAGCAAAAGATTGAAGAAGCACAAAAGGCATATGATGATTTTGTTAAGCAAGAGAAAATTGATGCTCTACAGAAAGAAATAAACCATTGGAACGATTATATCAAGAAGGTTGAAGATAGTTCAGACATTTACGAACGCGAGATAAATGCTCAAGTAGCAAAGGCTAAATGGGGCGAAAATTGGCAAGAGCAAATCAATAAAGATATGGTTGATAACCTTGACAAAACGGTATATCAGGCATGTGGTAAATTAGACGAACTTATCAAAAAATATGATGAATATTATACAAAACAAACAGAATGGAAGGATAAATTAAATTCAGACATTATCAAGGACTATAATCTTGATAATTCTAATATTAATGACCTTGTAATTGACCCGAATAGTGGTCTTAAATATAACAAAAATACTGACTATCAAGCAGAAATTAATGCACTTAAAAATGAAATTGCAAGACAAGAAAAAGAGACAGGTACTCACGATTCAAGTCTTGATAAACAAATTGAGAATCTTAATTCAATTAGAAATTATAAGAGTTATGCTACTGGTGCAAAATATGGTTATCAGGCTGTTGGTGCTGGCGGTAAGACTTATACTATCAATTCTGATAAAGGTAAGAACTTTGTTACTAACGCCAAGGCTGGTGAAATATTAATTGGTGGTGACGGTTCTACATGGACAAAAAATAGTGATGGTTCTGTTACTATTACACGTGGCAACGATACTTTTAGTATGGGTGCTATTTCACAAGCAGCGAAGGAGAATGCGACTTCTGGTGGCGGTAGTTCTAATGGTAATAGTGGTTCTGGTAGTTCTTCTGGTGGAAAGACTGTGGCTGCTGTTAATGGTAAAGCTCCATCTGGTCTGAGCGTTGGAGATAAAGTATCTACTAATGGCGGTACATTTAAAATTACTGGTGTTAATAAAGATGGTTCGTATACATCAGTCAAAGTAGATAATAAAACCAAGAAACAATCTGGTTTTGCTACTGGTGGTGTTAATACCGACACTGATATGTTTGCACTTCACGGTGAACGTCAGAAAGCAGAAGTTATCTTTAATGCAGAAGATGCTAAGAAGCTGTGGAACTGGATTCATAACATGGATGAGAACTGCAATATCGAAGATATTGGTTCTGCCGCTAAATCACTAATGTCTAAAATCACTACTGCCAATACAGACAATAGCACAGATATTCATATTGAACATCTTGAACTTCCGTCTGTTAAGGATAGAGATTCTTTTATTAAACAGCTAAAAATGATTAGCTTGAATAGATAAAAAGGAGGGTGTAAACCCTCCTTTTATATTAAATTATGAAAGGAGGTTGTATAATGTGATATATCAACCAGTCAATGTATATCCAAATAATAACGTTGTTGACGCTTCTATTAATAACAACTTTAGTTGGTTGTTCAATGGAGACAATTTAGCATCATATAGAGTTGATGTGTATAAATTAAATGAAAGTACAACCTCTTATACTAGTACTGTAACACCAGGTACAACCGTATACGGTGGAGATACAGTAACATTTACATTACCAGCAAATACTTTACAAAATGCACAAGATTATATTTGGAAACTTACAGAATTTGAAGCAAATCCAACCATGTTTGTTATCAATGGTAAGTTTGTAACTATTACCAGCGATACAGAATTTGTTATCTCAACACAAATGACTACAGTGCAAAAAGATATGTTTTTATATTATAATAATCAATATAAGAAAATTATTGAATATAACTCTACAAATGGTAATTGTATAATTGAATCTGCATTTACAACTAGACCAGAAGCTGGTAAAACATATAGTGTATATTCTCCGTTTATTACAACATTAAATGGATTTTATTTTAAGGCAAGAAATACACCTGTTGTTAGTATTGATAATATTACGATTGATTCTAAAGACGAAGCTGGTAATTTAAATCAAAGACAATATACATTTGTTGGACATTATTCACAAGCTCAGAACGTTTCTATTAAATATCATAATTGGAGTTTGTATAATGCGAACACTAATGTATTAATAGAACAAACAGAGGATATTTATAATTCAAATATTAGATACACATTTGACGGATTTGTTACAGGAATTAAATATAAGGTTGTACTTAGTATTGAAACACAAGACGGAGTACAAATTTCTGTTGATAAAGTATTTGATGTTTTATATAGTTCGCCAGAAATTATTGATAGCCCGCTTGTAATACTTAATCCAGAACACAATGCTGCAAAATTATATTATAATGTTGTTAAGATATCTTATCCTACTATTAATGGCACATATGAATTTATTAATAATAATACATTACATATCAAAACTGGTGATTTAACATATGATAGAGTTAGTGGTGGGAAGATTAATGTAAAAGATTATACAATCTTAGCACAATTTTATGTAGAATCAGGCAAGACTGGTAAAGTGATTGGTTTATCCAATGATGCTAAAAGTTACAATGGCGTAGCGTTAAGTGTATTGTTTGAAAATTTAGACCCTATTGGACGTTGGTATGTACGCCGTATATCAGAAGGAGATTCTGTTGAAGATACTCAACTGCGTGGCGTAAGCAATAATGTATTACCTATGCTTCAACCAACTAATACTATAGAAAATGATACAGAATATTTTTGGTTTTCAAGTAGAAATTGGGATTTTTCACAATATTATATCATGGGTGATAATACTGCTAACTCACAAGTTGTTAAAGTCGTTATTACACCTACAGATATTTATTACAAAGATGAGAGTGGTGTAGTTGTTCATCAAACAAATCGAAATACAAATGAGACATATACTAAATTAGTCTTATCTGCACAGACATATTTTGATTATGCCACTTTATTACGTAGAAGTATGTCGCAATCTGAAATTAATGATTATCTAAATAAAGATTTTAATTTTGAACCAGATTTTGAGACTTATACCGATACGATTATTAATGTTAAATTTAATAATAATTCTCTTTCTTCGTCTAACCTAAAGACTGATACTGGTCAGTTATTGGGTTATACTATTTATCGTAGGTCTGCTTTTGAAGATAGATTACATAATATTGGATTTGCAACATTAAACAACGAATATATTGAAGATTTTATGATTGCTAATAATCAGGAGTATACTTGGTCTATAGTTCCTGTATTTGAGAAACGTCTTGGTATTGCCATTGATACAAACCGTTTATATGTACGTTTTGATGAATGGTGCGTAAATCCAATGCAATTAACAGATGGTACTACAAATATATATAGTTCTGATGTGACATGGAAATTCGGATTAAATCTTGAAGCACAAGATTTAACACAAAATATTCTTAAAACTAAGTTTGAAGGATTGTCACGTTATCCTAAATTCTCAGTACAAAAGCGAAATTACATTTCTGGTGGCTTAACAACATATTTAACTACTATGCAAGAAAATAAAGTATACAACAATAAAGTTGTTGTAAATAATTTTGGTGAGTATTCACCATACAGAAATAATAAATATATTTATAGTGAACCAGCTTCAATGTTCGATGATTGGAACGCACTGATTGCAAGTGGTGTTGAAGTGCTAATTCGTGACCTCAAGGGTCATATGTGGCGTGCTCAGATTGATGCAAATAGTGGTAAAATTGATGATTACGGTCAAGTTTATCCTACCACAATTACATGGACATTTACAGAAGTTGGTACATTAGATGGAGTCTCCGTAATTAACCAAGGAAGTGACGAATAAAGATGGAGTTCTATAATGTATACAATACAAAGTATGTCGAGATTGCGTCAAGAGATGAAATTTATCCAATGTTTAAAGTAGATTTGCTTGACCATTACGAGAATACTTTAAACGACATTACAGGATATTTATCTTCTGAAAATAGTGGTTCTATTTCAGTGAATTATCAACAAGGCGTTAGACGAACTTGTTCATTTACTCTTGTTGATACAGAAGGAGAATTTATTCCGTCTGTTGATGCTCCTATTTGGTTAAATAGAAAATTTAAATTATATATTGGGTTACAAGATATTTATACAGGAGATATTTATTGGTTCTCGCAAGGAGTATTTTGCGTTACAAATCCTTCAATTGACAGAGAAACAAATAGTATTACACTTGAAGGTGTTGATAAATATGGTTTCTTAGGTTCTGAGACAGGATATAACCAAATTACTGTTGCGCACGTAATCAAAGAAAATACTCCTATCCCAGAAGCAATTAAAGATACTTTAATGCTTGACCTTGGTAATGGTATGGTAATTGATGCTATACCACCTCTAATTGATGTATCTTTACTTGACCAAAAATTCCCTTATGAGATGGAAAAAGCACCAGCTTCATATCTTGCAGATGTATTTATTGAAATGGGTAACGTTATGGGTTCTGATACCTATTATGACACTGATGGTCATATGCGTTTTGATAATGGTACTCTGGATATGAGTTATGGTTCTGCTGATTCCATATGGGACTTCCACGAAAATTCTTCTGAATATCTTGAACCAAAACTAACGTTGAACACTGTTGATATTATTAATAGTGTTACAATTGTTGGTAATAATAGTGATAACACTGTAACTTATACATATACTGCTGAAAATCATAATCCCATTTCTAAAGTATCTATTGAGAATATTGGACGTAAGGCTTATTACGAAGAATCTACGTCTGTATATAACAATGATAGAGCAAAGGATTACGCGGAATATACGCTCAATAAAAAGTCTATCATGCAAGAAACAATGGATTTTAGCTGTCCATTACTTCCGCATCTTGATGTAAACAGAGTAATTACAGTTACAGATGATTATTATAAATTTAATAAACAAAGATTTATTATTCAATCACTCACAATCCCATTAGACACATCTTCCAAAATGACTATTACTGCTTCTAATATCAGTAGTTTACCGTATTACGAGTTTAAAGAAGGTAGCATCAAAGACACGACACATGGTGGTAGTTCAAGCGGTGGTTCAAGCGGCAGTAGCTCAGGTTCTGGTGGAAGTGGTTCGAGTAGTGGTGGTAAGTAAGGAGATGAGCATATGACACCCAAAGAGTTAGATGAACTTAATTATGCTATAGGTATTATATCAGATAGAAATTTAAAAGACAAGCATAACATTCCCTATATTTATACAGTTGTAGTTGATAGTGTTGAATCTGACGGGAAGGTGAAAGTGCAGTTTCCGCAAGACGTAGGTTCGGGTAAAAAGTATATGACGTTTCGCAATGTATCGGGGTATACTCCTGTGCATGGTCAAGGTGCCTATGTACTTACAACTGGCAGTGATAATATTACTGGTGGTTTCGTAATTGCTATTCAAGGACAACCGTCTGCATTCATTGACAAAATTGCAGAACAGATAGTTGCACTTCAAAATAACATTACCCAGCTCAATGACAATTACACTACACTCAATGATAACTATACTATACTCAATAATAATTATACCACACTTGAAGAACGTGTCAATGCTTTAGAAGGAAATTAATAATAAATAATATTTAGTTTTAATAAGTAGGGTGTATTCATAAGTACACCCTTTTATTTAATATCAAGACTCATTAAGAAAGGAATGATGAGAATGGCTGCTTTTACAAGCAACATTGATATTACATCTGGCGGTACATACAACATGGATATCACAAATGGTGCGCCAGCCAGTCAAGTCGCAAATGACCTAAACGGTAAATTTGCGAACATTCAAAAATATTTACAGAACGGACTACCCGAAGTTTGGACGGGAAGTTCCTTGCCAGATAGTTTGCCTAATGGAAAAAGTATTATATTCCAAAATAAGCTATACGTTGCAGATGTAAACAACCGTCCACAACTAGTAGCTACAAATGGTTCTAAAAATGAAATTGCACGCTTTACATCCACTACAACTTGGACATGTCCTGACGGTGTATATAATGTAGACGTTTGGGTATGTGGCGGTGGCGGTGGCGGCGCATCTGGTGCATGGGAAAATTCTGAGAGATATGGACGTTGCGGCTGCGGCGGCTGCGGCGGAGAATGTATTATGTATCGAAATATAGATGTATTCCCACAAACAGTTTATTCTATTGTTGTTGGTGCTGGTGGTGCTGGTGGTGTAGCTCCTGCGGCAGCCGGAAAGCAGGGTCAGCGTGGTTCTAACGGTGGTAATTCGTATTTTGCGAATGAAACTTATATAGCTTACGGCGGCTCTGGTGGTGCCCCATATTCTAATAATGATAATTTTACTGGCACAGGAATGGGAGGTCAAGGCTGTACCACCCCTGCAACATCAGGTTCTGGTACGATGAGTACAAGCATGCTTGGACTTGCAGGAGGTTATAATCGTACCGATTATCCTACATATGCAAAAGCCCCTGTTGGCGGTACAATTGGTTCGTCAGGCAGTTCTGCGTTTACATATAATTACTTTTTAACACAGTGCTTTAATGTCCGAGGTGAAGATGCAGCTGAGATGTCTGGATATACGCATTATAGTGGATTTAATCCATATGACGGTTTCAATTATGGAATAGGTGGCAGTGGAGCTACATCACATTTAAGCGGGTTTTATTCAGACGATAGATACGCAACTTGGTCTGGTAAATTACATGGTGGGTATCCTAATAACAGATTATATGAAAATGCTGACTATGACTACATACATGGTTCTATTACTTGCGGTGGTGGCGGTAGTGCTGGCGGTAACAAGGGTAACTACCCTCACGCTGCTGGTAATGGCGGCAGTGGACTAATTATTATATACGGTTAAGAGGTGTTTTTATGAACTACGCAAAAATAGAAAATGATATTTGTGTTGATGCAATTGCATGTGACGATGCGAAGTTAGCAGAAACACTTGGATTTAATGTCCCGCTTTTACCAAGTTTTGGTATTGGTGATAAGTATATCAATAACGAATGGGTTAAAGTATATACTGAACCAGAAGAAGAACCAGAAGTAGAACCAGAGTTTGTCATGTCTGACACTAACCGTATGGTTTATAATTTACTGCAATCCTAACCTATAATTTGACATATTTACCAATATTTGTATTTGACAAGTGACAAAACTTTATCACACTAAAGCGACCTCTTACCGCATCACTTTTACACTATTAATAGACTGTATTTATTGTTGCGTAATTAAATTACATAACTGTAAATGCTATTAATGGTTGAGTGAATCAGGTAAAAATAATATGGCAATACTCCATTTTGACAAGGTGATGGAAAATAATGTCAAAAAAATTTAAGTTTTTGCAACTTTTTGGACGTTTAAATGAACTGGTTAGTCAAAAAGAGCATAAAACGCAACAAGTCTTTTTGCCAAAAAGTAAGATTTACCATCACAATTTTGACAATTATTTTTCTATTAATAAAAAAAATAATGCACTCTTTCGAGTGCATTATCTATTAATAATTTATCAAATTTTACGCTTATATTGTTCTGACTTACGATAGAATGTTCTGATACTCAGACCAGACAGTTCTACCGCTTCGGTATAACTAATCTTTTTATCTTCCCAATCTCTTACAATTTTCTTAAAGTCCTTTGGTATATTTACTTCTGGTATACCAAAGTATACGCCACGAGCCTTTGTAGCAGCAATGTCATGTGCCTGACGTTTGAGAAGATTATCACGTTCTGTCTGTACTACATATGCAAGTAGCTGTAGAATAATATCAGACAGAAGTTTATCTACGAGTGTATTATTAGTAGTATTTAGAATCGGCATATCTAATATTTTAATATTTACTTTCTTAGTGTTGGTAAGACGTTTCCACGTTCTACTAATCGAATCATAATCTCTGCCAAGTCTATCAATACTCATAATAATCAGAGTATCACCAGCGCGAAGTTTGTTATACAATTTCTTCTACTCTGTTCTGTTAAAGTCTTTACCAGACTTCTTGTCAAAAAAGGTATTTTCTTATGGAACACCTTCTTCTCTCATAGCAATGAGCTGACGGTCAAGATTTTGTTCCTTAATCGATACACGGCAGTAACCGTAAATCTGCTTATTTTTGTTGCTTTTGTTAGTGTTGTTAGACATTTTGTTTTTCAACCTTTCATATTTAATTTTGTAAATCTTGTTTGACTGTGGTATTATTGTACTATCATCGTCAAATAAAGTCAATAGTTTCCGAAAGGAGTTGTAAATTTTTTATGGCTGATACCAATTTTTACTATAATATCAAAGAATTACAGGTTAATGGTTTTGTAACTCTTGATATGCTTTGCAAGGCTTTGCTCAAATCTTACATTACTACTGATGAGTTTATTGAACTTGCTGGTGAAGATAATGCTCTTGATGGTATTAAGACTGTACAGATTGCTAAAACTAAGTCTGGTCTATCTGATTATCTATCTGCACATCCTTATGAGACTGCTGATGGTAAGAAGTATTCTGTAACTTTTGAGAAGCAATCACTGCTTGCCAATGAGATTGCTACTTATCAGCTTGCTACCTCTGCTGGTCAGAATTATAAACTAACTTGGAATACCACTGGTGAGGAATGTGTAGAGATGACTATCGAGCAAATCACTGCTCTTGCTCTACAGATTGCAGCTTATGTTAAGCCACTAGTTTCTTATCAACAGGCAAAAGAAATTGAAATTAAGAATTGTACTACTGTAGAAGCTGTTCTTGCAGTAGAGGTTAATTATGGCAACGTATAAAAAATCCATTCTCAAGTATTTTATACTTGGATGGTTCGGTGGCTCAACATATTGTTCATTAGAAGTTATATTTAGAGGTCGTAGTCATTGGTCAATGGTAGTACTCGCGTTTATACTATTTTTATTAATAGGAAGTTTGAACAATCTATTCCCTTGGGAAATGTCTTTAGCGAAGCAGGGTATTATTGGTGCATGTATGGTGACTGTATTAGAATTTATTACAGGTTGTATTGTTAATATATGGCTTGGATGGAATGTATGGGATTATTCTAATATGTCACTTAATATTCTTGGTCAAGTATGTTTACCATTTAGTCTCTTATGGATACTACTTTCTATTGTATGTATTATTGTCGATGACTATTTAAGATATTTAATGTTTAACGAACAAATGCCACATTATTATTTATTCACTCAAAGAAAGGAGTGATAAAATGACCAATGTTCTATTAAACGATAATAATAGACATAGGAAATACACTGGTGTTGATAAGTTCCATGCCGCTGGTTATTACGGAGAGCGTGTAAAAGCTGCATCTGGTGAAAGCTGGAATATGAAGTATGACCCAGTAGGACAGGTGCATGACCCTCTTTGTCTTGCCGATGTAGGTTATTCTGGTACTCATGCAGTTCATACTTGTTGCACATTCTTTCAAGTGGCTCCGAAAGCACAGCTATATATGCTTGAATCTACAGGCGGCAAATATTATAGCAATGGTTCTTATGAAAATAAGTTCCTTAGTAAGTCTGCTGATATTATTGAGAAAGAGAATATTACTAATATGTTTACTTCTCTTACAACTAATAATAATACTAACTGGCTGAACGATATGAAGAAGTGGTTGCAAGACCATCCAGAATTTAAACAGTTTTGGGCTGCTGGCAACGATGATACAGATACATTTAATCCTATTATGGTAATTGATGAAGTATTTGGCGTAGCTGCTTACACTCTTATGGTCAACGGAGATGTAGTACCAGCAGGATATTCTTCTGTATCTGAATATGTAGATTTTTCTGCTCCTTCTATGATTTATACTTATCCAGAAGCAACTAAGTCTACTGATGATGGCTGTTCGCATTCTGGCACATCATTTTCTACACCGTGGTTATGTGGTATGTCTTGTCTTGTTGATGACTTCTTTATTGATAAGACTGGTAAACCACTAACTCAAAAAGGCATGTATCAATTCTTTAAAGACAACACCACAGACCTTAAAGATGATGGGTTTGATTCTAAAACTGGTTGGGGTGCTGTAAGATTACCCTCACCAGAAAAAATTACGATTTCAAACTATGCTCAAGGTGGTGGAGAAACCCCTATGTTTACTTATTTTACTCAATCTAAACCTCGTACAGATGATAGTAAGTTTTCTCAGCTCTATGCAAAGGAGTACTCAGCATTAGTTGAGAAAATTAGTTATGATGATATTGACGAGGTTGGAATGTCTCAAGGTAATCAACCAACAGAAACTATGCAGTCTTTTTACAATAGACAAACTAAAAAGCCACACATTTTAATCAATGGTGGCTTGTTCAATATGTCTAACGGAAAAAATATTCTGTCATTTGTAGATAATGGTAAAGAGCAAAATTATCAAAATAATTTTGTAGGCTTTGGTGTTATATCTAATGATAAAACACATTTCGTTAAAGGTGTTGATAAAGAACGTCAATGGTGGGATTTTATGACTGCATATCCTCTACTAATTGATAATTATAAGAAAACAGATAGTTCTACTTGGGGCAACGCAACATCTATTAATTATGGTGCAAAACGTCAAGTTGTAGCATATGATGATAATTATATTTATATTATGACAGTAGATGCAAATGTAAAGTTTGATGTTGTCCAAACACTTCTTCTTGAACTTGGTGTAAAATATGCATTCAACCTTGATGGTGGCGGTTCTGTACGAACAATGGTTAATGGTAAGGTCGCAAATAATCCTTCTGAAAACAGACCTGTTGATAATTTTGTTTGGATTCGTCTTAAAGAAAATGCTAAAACGGAGCAAACACTACCAGCTAAATATAAAGTAGTTGTCAAAACATCTCTTAATGTACGCGACACACCTAATGGTCAAATCCTGACAACAATGAAGAATGGTGATATTATTGTTGTGCATGAGATTTCTGACGGATGGGCAAAATTCTCTTTTGGGTTTAATAACGGAGAAGTGATTTACTATTATTATTGTTCTGCGGACTATATTGAATACGTAGAACCTATTAATAGTACTACGCCTGTTAAACCAGAACCAACACCTACACCCAGTCCAGAACCAGAGCCAAAACCAAATCCAGAACCAGAAAAAGATATTCTTGATGGGTTTTCAGACAAAAATGAAATCTCTGCTTGGGCTGTTGATGCAGTTCGTTACTGCATTGAAAAAGGTTATATTAAGGGTTCTAATAATAAAATAAATCCAAAAACAAATATAACCAGAGAAGAACTGTGTGTAATTCTCGAAAGAATTTGCAAGGAGTGATATTATGTTGACAAATATTACACATCTACTCCCAACACTTGCAGTTGCTATTGTTATTAATGTTCTACTTGGATTATATAATAATTTAAGTATTGATAAATGTAATTTTGATTGGAAAGTTTTGATTAACGGCATTATCAAAGCTGCGATTATTGCCTGTGCATTTATGGGTATTGCATACGCATTTGATTCTACAGACCTTTCTTCAATTGGAGTTACACCAGATTTGATTATGAACTCTGCTATTATTCTATATATGGGTAAAGCTATTCAAAATCTAATTAAAATTTTGGGTCTTACCAATATCAATGTTAATAATAAAAACGACAGTGTTGGTTAATATCTATTAACGAGGTGTTAAACTTATGTATGTACTTCGACTTTGTGAAGATAAAACACTGCTCACAACAAAAAGCACCCCGATTTATCAAGGTGAAAATGAAACTACAACCATTGATATTTTCATTCCAAAAGTATTAAATAATAAAAACATGTCAAATTTTAATATACGCATTGAGTATATGTTACCAAATGGAGTAACAAGCTATGTACAGCCTACATTGGATGATGATAATGATTACGATGATTATAATTTATATCACTGGGTTATCACTGACGATATTACTGTATTATATGGACGATTAAAGTTTTGGCTTGTTTTTTATACAAATGAAGATGCCAATGTTATGAGAAGTTCTAATAGCTACTTCGATATATTAGAAAGCATTCAAGTTGTTAATTACGGTTCTGTCATTGAAAAACTTGTTGATAAAATTAATGCTAAAGCTGATAACATCACATTGAGTAAAGACCAGAAGATTCAATTAACTTCTGACAATAAACCAATTGGTGATGATATTCAGATAAATGAGGTTCAAGATTTGGACTTAGATTAATAAAAGGGGGTGGTTATTGGTATGAATAATAATATGACATTTGCTCTTGCGTATACAACTGACGAAACCAAAATTGAAAGTGCTTTACAAAAAGGCAAAATTGATTCTGGCGATATGATACTTGTTCTTGACAGTACAGATGGCGCATATGGTAATCTTGTTGTTATTAATAAAGATAGCCAACAAGTTAAAGTATCTTCATCTGTTCGTAAGTTTGAAACAGAGCAAAAGGCTACCGAATGGCTGAATCAAATGGTAAATAAACCAGTTGGCGAAATTATTTCAATTTCTAAGAATGGTATTTATATGCCATATATTATTAATGTAGATTCTAGTGGAACTTATACATTTTCTGCTATTAATGGTAGTTTTTCTGGTGTAATTAGTGTTAATGGAAAGTCTGGCGATGTACAGCTAACTACTGATGATATTCCAGATGGTGTTGATACTAAACGTTTCACCAACGAAGATAAAACAAAATTAGATAATGCTATTAATAAAAATGGCGATACCATGAATGGTGATTTAGATATGAATGATAATAGTATTAATAATACTAAATCTGTTCATATCAAGGATGCTGGCACAATGACCAGTGATACAAATAGTGAAATTAGCTTTACCAAGGCTGATTCACAAACTACACTAACTAACATCAATGTAGGCGAACCTACAAAGGACACTCATGCAGCTACAAAAAAGTATGTAGATGATTCTGTGAAAGCAAATGGTGTGCCAACTGCAACTATAGCAGAAGCTGGAAAAGTACTTATTGTAAACGATGATGGTTCTATCGGTTGGTCTGGCAATATTGATGCTGGAAATATTAACTAATTATAAGCTTATATTTATTTAAAGGAGAAATGTATTATGGCTACTATTCAACAAAAGCGTGCTTCTGAACTTGCTAAGATTAAGGCTGCTGCTCTAAAGGCTGGTGAACTTGCAGTACTACTTTCTGAGGACGAAAAGGGTAAACTATTTGTAGGCGTTGACGGTCAGGCTGGTACTGCTGTTGCTGTACGTGCTGGTCATGCTGACACCGCTGCAAGTGCTGATGCTGCTACAAAGCTTGCTAATGCGCATAACGTATCTGCAACTGGTGAAGTAACTGCTCCTGCTGTAGCATTTGATGGTACTGGTGATGTTGCTCTAAACGTAACCATCAATGATGGTGCAATCACCAACGACAAGCTTAATGCTGACCTAAAGGGTGCTATTGCTAAGGCTGGTACTGCTGTACAGGCTGTAACTGAGGGCACTACTAACGGTACTATCTCTGTAGATGGTAAAGACGTTAATGTCCATGGTCTAAAGGATGCAGCTTATGAGACTGTTGCAAATCTTAACAAGTACGCAGACGATGCTGCAAAGGCTGTTAAGGATGCAGTTGTCAATACTCTTGAAGCTGCTGATAACTCTGTAACTGTAGCTGGCACTGCTACTGCTAAGACCGTTGGCGTAAAGCTCGACCCAGACGCTACTAATGCTATCAAGCTTGGTGAAGCTGGTCTAAAGGTTGTTATTCCTGCTGCTGCTGAGTACTCTATTGTTAAGGCTGTTGACTCTGGCGATTACGCTGCTGTTTACAATCTAACCAAGGACGGCGAAGTTGTTGGTACTTCTATCAATATTCCAAAGGATATGGTAGTTAAGTCTGGTGAAGTTATTACCAACCCAGACGCGACCCACACTGGTACTTTCCTCGTTCTAACTCTTGCTAATGCTACTGAGGATAAGATTTACATCAACGTTGCTGACCTAATCGAGTACGTAACTTCTGGTTCTAAGACTGGCGATATGGTTGTTATTGATGTATCTGCTGACCATAAGGTAACTGCTACCATTACTGATGGTACTGTAACCAAGGCAAAGCTTGCTGTTGATGTTCAGACCTCTCTTGGTAAGGCTGATTCTGCTGTACAAGCTGATGATATTGCCGAGGGTGCTACCGATGGTACTATCGCTGTTAAGGGTGCTGACGTTGCTGTACATGGTCTAAAGGACGCTGCTTACGTAACTGTTAAGTCTCTAAACGACTATGCAGATAATGCTGCTACCACCGCTGCTGGTGCTGTTAAGGGCACTGACGCTGACGCTAATACCGCTATCACCGTTTACGGTGCTCGTGCTCTTGCGCAAAAGGGTGTAAACGATGCTGCTGCTGCAAAGGCAGAAGCTGACAAGAAGGTTGCTTCTGTAGCTGCTGCTGACAAGTCCATCGTTGTAGCTGGTACTGCTACCGCTCCTACCGTTAAGGTTGGTATCTCCGCAGCAAATGGTAACGCTCTAACTCTTGGTACTGACGGTCTATTCGTTGCTACTCCTGCTGAGATGAAGGCTGGTAATGGTATCTCCATTGCAAACCATACTGTATCTGCAAAGGTTGTTGCAGCTAACGGTCTATCTGTTGATGCTTCTGGTATTAAGATGGCTGTTGCTTCTGCTAACGTTGCTGGTGCTGTTAAGGGTTCTACCGAAATCGGCGTTGGTTCTGACGGTGCTCTATCTATTGGTGATATTGATTGCGGTGAGCTTTAATCTTTACTCAAGTACAATAATGTGTTTTTGATATGAGGGGCTTTATGCCCCTCATATTTTTTTATTAATGTTACGGATTTTATAATAATGCATTATAACAGATAATACATTGGAAAGGAGGAAATTATGGCGATTAAACATCATCTACAATTTCTTCGTGCTATTTTAACTAAACTTAGTAAAGGCGTGCTTAAAACAGGTGAACCTTGTTATATTACTGATAAGAAAAAGTTAGCAATTGGTGATACTACAGAAACAGATGGATATGTACTATGTGCAAGTGATAGTGAACTACAAACTCTATCATCTAATACTGCTACACATTTTGAAACACTTGAGGGTCAATTAACCAATTATGCTGAAACTGCTAATGGTCATACCATTACTGCAAATGCAGTAGCTATTTCAAATAAAGATGGCAAGCTAACAGCTCTCACAGGTACACATGGTCAAGTAATTACATTTGATGCCAATGGTCATCCTGTAGCAACTACTATGCAATCTGGTGGAGTTAAGAAGTATTCTACCACTATTGGTAATGGTTCTTCTACTTCATACACTGTAACTCATAACCTTGGTACTTCTGATATTTGTGTAAGTGCAGTACAAGTATCTTCTAACCAGAATGTATGGATTCAGTATACTATTAATAATGCAAATAGCATCACACTAACATTTACATCAGCAATTGCATCTAAGTCTATTAAAATTGTTGTTATGGGTTAATTTTATTTAATTATATATTTAATGAGGTGATAAGATGGCTTTACGAGATAAAGTTATCGAAGAAGCTGAAAAGTGGGTTGGTTATCTTGAAAAGGCATCTAACTCTCAGCTCGAATCTAAAACTGCAAATGCAGGATATAATAATTACACTATCTTTGCTAAATGGTATAAAGAGTATTTTGGTGAAGATTTCCAAGCTCAACCTTGGTGTGCTATGTTCGTATCTGATATGATTTATATTGGATGTGGCAAAAAAGAAGTTGTACCACATTTTGCTTATTGTCCAGATAGTGTGAACTGGTTTAAGCGCAATGGTCTATGGAAAACTTCTAATCCACAGCGAGGTGACGTAATTTTCTTCCGTGGTTCTGATGGTCTTGCTTGTCATGTTGGACTTGTATCAAGTGCAAGTTCTGAAAAAGTTGTAACTATTGAAGGAAACACTTCTTCTCAAGATGGTGTTGTTGCTAATGGTGGCTGTGTAGCTAAGAAATCTTATAGTATTTATTATAGCAGAATTTTAGGCTACGGTCAACCCCCTTATACAAAATATGAATCTTCCAAACCAACTACTCCTACAAAACCAGAAGTAAAGAAAGAAGATGAAGAAATGGTCACTGAAAGGACTATTGTCATTGATGGCAAGAAGTGTAAAGTTCACGCCATTGCTAAAGATGGCTACAATTATGTAAAACTACGCGATTTTGGTCTTGCTGGTTATTCTGTAAAATATGAAGATAATTTACCGAAAATTCAAGCTCCAAATACTCGTGTTGTTGATAAAATTGATGACACTCTTGCAAAAGAATTAAAAGAGAAATTTGGTATTGAAGATAAAACTATCGAATATATTTATAAATATATTTGGGGAGACGCTCTTGTAGAGAAACTCCTTAAATAATAAAATAGAGGATGTATTGATACATCCTCTATTTTTTGCCTTTTTTAATTTTCAGCTTCAAGGTCATCAATAAACCTAACAATCTTTTTTGTACAATCTTCGCATACTTCTGGATAGTTTCTTGTCAATGGGGCATAGCCCATTATATGTTGTCTGACAATTGAAACACAATATGCATTTAGTTCTTCACGTGAAGTTAATTCCTTACCACATACATCACAAAATGTTTTAGTCATTTATATTATCCTTTCAAAACCTCATTAAACCAGTAATAATTATCATTGTGTCCACTCGGAATAGCAAAAATAATTTTGTTAAAATTATGAGTTTCTAATTCTTTATTAAAAATAGTTGCTACTTCTCGTGGGTCTTGACCGAATACGCCACAACCAAATGCACCAAGAATTAATGTATCTACATTATTATATTCCGCAACATCAAGTACAAACTTAATGCGTTGTTTAAGTGCAGTAGAATTGCTTTCTTTATCCATTCTACGATACTTATGTGCAGCATAATAATTTGGTGCAGCACAAGTAATTATATCACAACAAACTGATTTTTGATTTTTGAAAAATCTAATGTTTTTAGTGTATAGTGCTCTGTTTGTATATAATGCATTATTCTTATGTTCGTTATTATATGCATAATAACTATTGCACTCTTTTAAAACATTGTATAGATATGACGCATGACAAAGACATTCTTCTTGTGCAGTACTACCACCAAGAAAACAACCGCCAGCATTTTTATAACTTGCAAAGTTTAATGCCGCGACTATACCTTCATTATAATGATTAAAAATAGAGCTTACAGTATCAGTATCTTCTATAATAATCTCGTTGCCAAGACGTTTATTATTTTTATAATCAGACACCTCATTTGTGAAGCATTTTGTATTATTAATACATTCTTGAATTTCGGATTGATATTTATTTTCCATCTTCTGTGTATGTAACACAGCACGTTCTGCCATTTTTTCTTTGTTTGTCCAATAACTCATTCAATGTATTCCCCTTTATGAGTATTTTACAATATTTTCAACAATATATAATGCAGCTCGTATTACACTATTAATATTATTCACTACATAATCTGCTTCGAGATTTTTAAATGCCTTATGGTCATTTATCAGTCTATTAATAGCAGATGTAAAACCATCTCCGCGACCTAACATTCTAAAAAATCGTGTATGTAACGGTGCTGTAATATTAATAATAATAATCTTTTTCTTCCCATGATAATGCGACTTAAAATAATCAATGCCAGCAGGGTCGATAATATAAAAATCATTATTTTCACACTGCGCTTGTGTAGCCCAATATCTATAATTATTAAATCGTGTATATGCTACAATATCTTTTGCCATATTAAAATCTTTATCAGTAACAAAAATATGCGTATTTTCATCTGGTGTACGCATTGGTCGTGTTGTATAAGAAATCACTTTTGTATAATTAAATAATTCACAGACCTTATTAATAACTGTATCTTTACCAGAACCAGATTTACCAACAATCAAATATAATGTATCATTCAATGATTATTCCCCCTTTTCACACAATTCAATCCATTTCAACCCTTCTTCTATATCTGGACAATTCTTTTCAACCCATTCATAATATTCTTCATCTGTCTTTGCAAGAATTAAAGCGTTTTGAATTTGATTGAACCTGTTTTTTAGAATTTCCATATCATTACGGATTTCTTTAATTGAATTTATGATATAATTATATAGCTCCTTATTCTGAATCATTAACTTCTCCATCCTTAATAGTTATACGTAATTCTACATATCGACCATCTTTAAGTTTCCATTCCCAACCACTTGATGTTGCTTTTGAACAACTAAATCCACCAAGTAAATCAGAAACCATATAATCCCTAACTGCTTCGATTGCTTCATCAGTAACTTCTGATTTATTCTTCCACAAACTTTTATTATGTGGTTCAAGTGTGCCAGCATAAATGCCAAAAGCACCACAACCTACATGATATTCAGCCATTGTCAGCCCTCCTGTTCAATGCTTCTTTTGCCTTTGGATAGGTGTTATAGCAAGGGATTTGTGCGTGACACTTCTCGCAAATGATATAAGGTCTAAAATATAGGTATTCCACAGAGATTCTGTTGCTCCCGCAGAACGGGCAAGGTTTCAGTTCATCCATTGTTAGCACCTTCCTTTTCCAAAGCATATTCTCTTAAATCACCGAATCCATATTCATCGCCGTATTTCAGCGAAGCGGTAATTTCTTGGCAAGTAGGACAAAGATAACAACTCCACAGGACGTTATCAATTACACAACTGCGTTCCATCGAAGTTCCACTGGGAAATTTTCGACCGCAGCCAAAGCACACATGGTCTTTCCGTGTTTTAACGGTTTTCTTCCCAATCACCTCAGCCATTGACTGCACCTCCGTCCATCTTCGCGCCACAGTTGGGGCAGTATGGTTTACGATAAGTTCGATTTTTTCCACTGTCGCAGATAGCAACACCCTCACCACAATTCGTGCAATACCAATCACCATCTGCGTCTTGTTTCCACCGCCCATATACTACTGGTACAACATTGGCGGAAGGGATTTTCTTCAACACTCGCGCTGATTTCCATACAGCTTCATAAGCAGAGCGTGTTGGGGCTTTTCCTGCAAGTTCGGTTATCGCATCAAACGCATCTTCTCGCTTAATATATTCATCCATTTAATATCACCTCTTTTGTATACAAAAAAATACAACTCCTTTTATAGTATATTATGATTATACCACAAAAGAAGTTGTATGTCAAGTAAATGTTTATATTAGATGATGTTTCTCATAGTAGTATTTCTTGCTTGTTCAGACTTTTCTTTTGTCCAAAATTCATTGCGAATTTTATATTTAACAATACAGTCTGACTGGAATTTCCTCATAGTAGTTTTAAATAGTTGTGCAAGATTAGCACCATATGTTTTTGGTTCTCGCATATCAATTTGTTCACCATCATTTGGTACTGTAATATAAAATACGACTGGTCTGTTCTCATCAGCAATATGAATAAATTCAACGCCCAATTCTTTCCATGTAATATAGATTGCTTTTCCCATGAGATTATCCATATTTATTCTACCTCAATTAAATCATCTTCAAAAAACATCCACTTAGGAGAAGACATATCTTCATCCAGAATATACATCTGTGTATATTTACCATAAAGAGAAGCAGTGAACACTGTATCTCTATTAGCATTAATAAACTCTCTAAATTTCACTGAGTTGTGATTGCTAAGTAGTTTATCTACATTAATAATTACTTTCTTTCCATCTAACATATATTATACATCACCTTTCTATATTAATCAATACATAATTCATAACTATCAAGCCACCATTGCTTTTTATCTTGATACTTTTCTGGTCGTACTTTGCCTGCAATGATAATATCACCTTCATTAAAACGATAATACTTCTGGTATGTTTCTTCAAGAACCCACCATTCACCGTCAATACCACGACCAAGGGAATGTGTTGTAATAATACGACACCATGCCTTACCCGCATGACGACCCTTCTTAGCAATGATAGGACGCATACTTGTAATAAATAACTTCTTTCTATCTTCGTCCAAACCAGTTGTGAGATTAATATATCCAAGAAATTCTTTCTGCCATGCAATACGGTCTTTAAAAGAAAATTCTTTAATATCCATACAATCTAACAATTCTGATAGTTCTTTAAAGATTGCTACACAACCATTTGCTTTAGTCTTTTTGATATTTACTTTTTCAATATCATTATCAACTTCTGCAATGCGTGTAACTACTTTCCAAATTGTGTCACTATTGATTTTTGCTCTATCAATAATAGAAATATCTCCCTGTTTAAACATATCAAATAGCTCTACATATTTCATGAGTTTTTTAATATTACCAAATTCTTTAAAGAAATTTAGCTTTATTAATAAATCAAGTTGACGAGAGTTGACAGAAGTCTTATTCTTGATTGCACGTAGTACTTCAAAGAAATTATCATATTGTTGTTTACCAATTAAAAATAATTGCTCGGAAGATTTTTCATTCATATATTTGATACTTGACATTCCTTTATAAATAATACGTTTGTCATTATCAAACGAATATTCAGAACGTCCATGTCTAAATGTTGGTTCTTCAATTTTATATCCACGTTCTAATGCTAATTTAGTACCATTCGCAATATCATCATCATTATCTGCATAATTTAGAAATGCACAAATGAACTCTGCGGGATGATAATGCTTCATATATGCAAACATATATCCAAGCATTGAATATGCAACTGCGTGCGATTTATTAAACGCATAAGAACTTGCATCACGAATAACTTGTACATATTCCTGTGCTTCTTCCTCTGCTTGCTTACGAGGTAAATCACGATGTTCGCAATAAGCATCAATAATCTTAGGAATGGTTTCCTCAATGACAGCCTTATCTTTCGCACCTACAGCGCGGCGAATATCATCACTGGCTGAACCAGAAAAACCACAGAACTTTTGCAGGAATTGCATAATATTCTCTTGAAAGATTAGAAATGACAATGTACTGCTTAAAAATTTATCTACTTCTGGGTTTTTACTATGGTGGGGCTGACGATGTACTAATGCGTCACGATAACTTGCACCAGCAGGACGAATAGCCGCGTTAATCATTGCAAGTTCCTCTACATTATTCGGATGCATTGTATGAATTAATTGACCAGAAAATGTAGATTCAAATTGTGGGATAGCAAGATTATCTTGTGTAATATCATCCCACACATCTTTATCATTCCAATCAACTTCATATGAACGAGGATATGGTTGATGTAAATAATCACATATTTTTTTAAGTACTTTTACAGACTTTAATTTTAATATATCATATTTTACAAGATTAACCTCGTGCGCAGCATCCATATCAAGTTGAATAACGCGCTTTCCGTCATTTATCATAATTCCATAATTATCATCTAATGTACGGTCAGAGCATATATTACCAGCAGGATGAATAGATGCACTAATTTTAACATCTACAATACCATCAAAATAATAAAAAATATCTTGATGCTTTTCTCGACACTGCTGTTCATCTGCTCCAAATTCTTTTTTAATTTGTGCAATACGTTTCAAAGAATATGGGTTGTCAAGTTTGTCATTATATTTATCAATCGCTTTAATTTGTTCATTGATACTATCAATCTGTGCCTTACGTTCTTCTTTTGATAGTGCGCTATGTTGTAATTGACGTTTTTTAGTTTTCAATTCTTTGGTATCTTTACCATTGTTATTAATCCATTTACGAGCTAAAGCACGACCAATATCATCAATAGCACCTAACGCCTGATTAGTACCAAGAGCAAATACATGAGCAACTTTATATTTACCAACGGTATTTGACATACATTGTAAGATATATGGTTCGTCCAAATCAGAACAGTCTATATCAATATCCGGAAGCGAGACACGGTTTTCGTTGCAGAAACGTTCAAAGGACAAATCCCAAAGCAAAGCATCAATATCAGAAATATCTGTTAGATATGATGTTAAACATCCACCATTACTACCACGACCAAATCCAAACGGAATACCTTCTGCACGTAATTGACCAACAAGATAATGCATTGATAGCATAAAACCACACATTTTGAGTTTATTCATAACACGTAGTTCTTCATTAATTCTATCAATATATTCTTGCTTTTTATTAATATCAATTGCACCACATTTGATTTTTTCTTCTAATCCTTCCCAACATTTTTGTTCAAAAGTCTTAGCATCATTTTCTGGCGTATCAAAAATAGGGTATTTAAAACTTTTATCAAGTTCAAAATCTTCTACGCTATCAGCAATAACATTTGTGTTATTGAGTGCGATTTCGATTTCTTCTTCTGATAAAACTCCCTGTTCTCTAAACATTTGAACAAGTTCGTCATACGTCTTTAAGGTAAGGTCAAAAGTATCTTCTTCCAGAAATTCAATTCCTTTTGCAATCTGCATAATGGTACGACATTCGGCGGCGTAACTATCAAAACTATGTGTATCAGTGCCACACACAATGGGTTTGTGATATGTCTTTGACATATCTAATAACCATCTATTAAACTCTTTTTGGTCATTAGAATTAACATGTGGCTGAACTTCAAGATAATCATAACGATAAAAAAGTTTAGTAAACCACTTGTCTTTATTATTAATATTAAATGTAATATCTTCCATATCAGCAGAGATATTTTTTATATTAATAATAAGATTGTGAAGATAATCATCACATTTTTGAATATCAGCTTCAATTAATTCTGGTTTACGTTTCTTTTTGCGTACAGTTGTTTCACCATTAAGTTCTGCAATAAATTTTTCTTTATTAGATTGCCACTGTAAGATTTCTGCTTTAATTGATTCTATTTCTGCCTTATAGTCCATTACTGTGCGTTTCCAAGACCACAAGGGGCTGGCTAGGCAGGAGCTTGATATAATGACATTATCACTAATTTTCGATGCTTCTTCAAAAGAAATACGTGGCTTATAATACATATGATTATCGTCATTAGCCATACTTACTAATGAGTTAATTTCTTTTACACCTTCGTAATTCTTTGCCAGAAGGATAATGTGATAATTATCACGTTGTTTTTGCTTTACTTCATTCCATTGATAAGTTTTATCTTTATTTTCGGTAACTTTCATACGAGTATGATAAAGTTTTTCTGTTAAATAAAGCTCAACACCATGAATATATTTAATACCATTTTTGTCACAATATTCTTTCTTAGAAGTCCAATTGTATAAAACACCATGTTCTGAGCTTGCGATACTTGTCATTCCTTGCTTAACAGCCCAATCAACATAACGTTCAAATTTAGTAGTAGAATCTAACAATGAATAATCAGAATGTAGATGTATCAATGTATAATTTGGCATTTTATCACCTCCTTTTAATGAACCAAATCACTATACTTCACTTTATTAAGAAAATATGGTTCTAACTGACATACATTAGATGCATTAATAAAGATTTGCTTCTCGTTAGTATTATTAGAATGCTGAGAAGTAGCATATCTTTTAAACGTATGATATTTATCCTTTGGTAAATAATAAACTGCTGCACAATTACGATAATACATTACAAAATAAACACCATCAAACCTTTCTTTAATCTGCTGAATATTACAAAGAAACTCACTACACATTCTTTTACTATATGATACAAATTTACAATTAATACCATTAGTAAGGATTCCATGCATAGTCATATCAATATGGCATCCTTTTTCTCTCATAACAGCAGATTGTACCATATTATTTTCTTCGTCAATGCCAAGGTAATGAATAATGGAGCGAGACAGATAATTTAGTTTCTTTGGTGCGAGAGTGTTAATATTTGCAATATAACTCATAATTTATACCTCATTTTGTCTTTCTGTAATTCTTTGTTTTGAAATATTGTAATAATTAGTATCTAATTCAATCCCGATAAAGCTTCTGTTTGTATTAATAGCGGCAATTCCTGTACTTCCTGACCCCATACAGCTATCAAGCACTACCATATTCTCATTAGTGTATGTATTAATAAGATATTCAAGAAGTGCTACAGGTTTTTGCGTTGGATGAAGTCTTTCACGTGGATTGTCTCTATTGAATTTGAGCAATTGTGTGGGATAACGTGTTCCGTCATCATGATATTCTAATGGTTTTACTTTTACTTCTCCTGATTGTGTCTCTGAGAAACAAGCATTTTCACCAATTTTATTAGTAACTAATTTTCCGACATGTTCATGTTTTTGCGGATTATAAATTGGTTGCTCTTTATAAAACACCATGATATTTTCAATCGTTTTTCCACATCTACGTTTTACTTGAAATACATTTGTTAGTCTTTCTTTTTCCCAATACCAATCATATCTGTATTCTTTTTCATTAGATAAACGTAAGTGTGAAGCAAATGGTTCTTGACCAAACAACACAATTGCTGAATTTGGTTTACAAACTCTGTGATAACAGTCCCACATTTGTTCATGTGGAATAAGTTTATCCCAATGTAGCGGTGTCGTTGCATAAGGCAAGTCTGTAAGAATCATATCAATACTATGTTCTGGTAATGTTTGCATAATCTCTAAACAATTACCACAATATAAATCAATGCTCATGTTTATCTCCTTTCGTATTTTATATTAATATTATATCACATAATAGCAAAAAAGTCAATAGTAATTTTGTTTATCATTACCATTGACTTTTTATAATATTAAATTTTAATATTGGTCGCACTCAGCAGAATACGATACAATTTTTGGAATAGTTGCAAGAACATCTTTTCTGTTACATAAAAGATTTTTCTTAATTGCGTCTGGATAATTGATGTTAGATGATTTTTCCCAAGAAAATTTTTGAGATAATTCTTCATTAGTAGAATAAATTCTACGTGTTGCTGTATCATACATTAATTTACAAGATTTACCAGCCGCTTGTGTTGGTCTATCTTTAATAATTTGACATTCAATAGAATATCCTTCTTCATCATCTGTCAAACGTTTTACAGCAATCAATCTGTGACAAAGGTTTGACAATTCACTAGCACCATGAAGTGAATAAATATCCAAATCTTCACCAGCGGCTACTTTTTTTGGGTGAGAAACACAAGAAATATTTACGTTATGCGTATTTGTAAAGTTCATTAATCTTGTAATGAACTTCTTTTGTTGCTCGTATTTATTATCTACACCCGCAGTAGTAAAATCAATAGTCATCAAATTATCAATAACAAATGTATCACAACCATATTTTCTATATGCTGTTTCCATTGCATCAACTAAATCTTCTTCTGATGTAGCCAATTCGTTTTCAGCAGAATATAAAATAATATTATCATGATAATATTTTCTAATAGCAATTTCGGCTTCGTCTGTTACAGTGAATGCTTTACGAGCACTCTTTTCACTATCCCAAACACGTAAATGGTTTAATCCTGCCAATGGTGACATAATCCAGTCAAGTAATTGACCTTCTGATAATTCACCACTAAATACAAACACTCTATGACCCTGTTCTATTGGTGCAATAATAGATGTTAAATTACACAACGAACTCTTACCAGAGCCAGCTCTACCTGTGTATATAGTAAAACATGACATTAAATTACCAAATAAAATATCATCCATACCTTTTAAACCAGTTGATACTTTTTCAACATCTTTAATATCTGTAATTTCACAGTCCATTAAGTACTTTAGATTTTTGACAGGAATTTCTTCTGCTCTATTAATAAGTTCAATAACCCTTTGTTTACCACAAGCAAGTAAAATATTATTTGCATCAGTCTTTCTAATTCCTTCACGACCAAACTGCGCATAATAATCTTCTACCATTTGTTCATCTTCTGACGTAGGTTTAACAATTTTACATCTGTATTCACCAATACGAGGAATAATCTTATTTAATCCTTCCTGTCCTGCTGGGTCATTATCAAAATACAAAATAATTGTATTAAAATTTTGTAAATAATCGTAATTAAACTCTACCCAGTTTAAACTTCCTGCACCATTTGGAACAGAACATACATTTGTATATCCAGATTCAATAACAGATAATGCGTCCAATTCTCCTTCTGTAACGACAAGAGGTTCAAGATAATCCAATTTTTTTACATTATAAAGAATTGGAACTGTTGACGCATCTTTTTGAAACCACATTTTGGCTTCACCTTTATGTAATTTATGAGAAGCTCTATATTTTACACAAAGTAATTTATTGTCCAAATCACGATATTCAAATGCAATATTACCATAATTATCTTCTTTGACCTCTGCGTAATCAATAGTCTGCTTACTAATACCACGCATATTAAGATATTTAATAGAATGTTCTTCGGTAGGTTCGTGTTCTGGATGTGGATATTTATAATCAGCAAACCAATCAGTTCTACCACTATCAAACGGTTTATACCCATAAGTATTTACTTCCATATGAGCCATACGAAACAGTTCGTTTAATGCTTCTTTATGAGAACCAGTTTTATCTACAAGGACATTTACAATATTATAATGTTTTCCGCACCCAAAACATCTACAGGTCTTAGTCTTTGGATTCCATACAAATGATGGTGTATTTTCTTGATGAAAAGGACAACAACATTTGCCATCTTTAAAATGAATATTAAGATGTTCTTCAATTAAAGGGATTGCATCGTCACCTATAGTCTTAACCGCTTCATATACCTTATCTACAAACTCATCGTTTTCTAAATATTTTTGCAATGCAATCACTCCTTATTAATACTACTCACACAATTCACAACGCCCAAGCAAGCAAAACGCATTACAATAAAATGTACCTACATTTGCATCAAATGTAATTGCATTTCTGATTTGCTTAACAGTATTATCAAACCAATCTAACGCTTCTTGCATAGAATCTTTATTAAATTCAATATAAATTGGTTCTCCACGCAACATATTAAACATTAATACATCTGGATATGTACCATATAGGCTTTTACATGCCCAAGCATACAAATACAATTGTCGCGCATAATGTGCTTGGTCTTTTTTGCTTTTAAACTTCTTTTTTGATTTATGGTCTAATACAATTAACTTATTATCATTGTCTCGAAAAATCAAGTCAATTTTACCAGTAATAGAATAATCATTATATGGTAAATGGAACTCTTTTTCTACATCTACAATCGTTTTACAATTAGGAATGCCAGTAAAATTCTTTAGATACTCAAGACAATCGTTATAATATAATCCATACATATCTTTAGAAAATGTTTCAGACATTTGTAATCGCATAGTAGAAACTACTTGCTTATCAAAATTTTCTTCATAATACGGTACAAGCTCATCTAATTGCATATTGCCTTTTTCATATTCTTCTAAGATATGATGCATAAATAATCCACATTCTGTAATGCCATGACTATCTGGCACTTCTTCATCAAGATATTTACGCATATATGATAAAGGGCAATCTTCAAATCTGGTTAATTTACTATATGAATATTCTTCTATATTAATCACGACCTTTATGATAAAAGGGTGGTGGATTCACCACCACCCTTATTATTTAACGATTAGAACGGACAGTCATCATCCATGTCCTCGTCTGGCTCAACAGACACAGTTTCCTTAGAACTCTTATACTTACGTGGAGCTTCGTCATCAGAAGTCTCACGCTCGTTCTCTGCCTTGCTACCAGTCAGGAAGATATTATTTACACGGAAACGGATAGCAGTGCGCTTTTCGCCATCCTCAGTCTCCCAGTGCTGTTCATCATAAGTAGCTTCTACAGCAATCTGCTGACCCTTCTTAACATACTGCTCAAGAGTGTCAACCTGACGATTCCATGCTACAAAGTTCGGGAATACAGCATGACGATTCTCGCCAAAACCAACATCACCAGCCAGAGTGAAATTACATACCTTAGTGCTCTCATTGATAGTATTTACTTCAATATCACGAACGAGACGACCAATAAAAGTGAAAGAATTGTTTACCATTTGTATTAACCCCCAATTAAATATTGTTTAGTGCGTTTAGTACATCATGTGCTACAGTAGCATCCTTAATAATACGGTAATCAGCTACGTGCTTACCCTTGCTATTAATAACAAACTGCTTGATAGTGTCTGCAATTAGACCACGAACTACGTCACGACTATCATCAGTAGCATTATTAATCATTCCATCTACAGTTTCACGGATGGCTTCAATAAGCTCCTTAACGTCAGTATTAGAATTTTCTTCATCTGCCGTTACTACAGTTGCCACTTCTGCCACTGGCTCAACTTTAGTATTTACTGCTGCACCACTGTTTGCCCACTTAATGAGATTTACACCATCAAGCTCAGTTAGTGGCTTATCAACTGTACGACCCTCAAATAGATGAGAGTTATCCTTATCTGCATTAGCGGCGTGTGTCTGGTTATCAATCATGAAGCAACAAGTAAACTCATAATCAAAACCTTCACGCATATCAGAGCCTACGCCAAGCTTACGAATAGTTTTCTTGCCCTTGTCATCAGTATCAATTTCCCAAGCTGTACGACCACGAGCACAGCAAATAATATGTGCCTTACTGTTTACAATGGTACGCTTAAACTCATTCCAAATTGGCTGTACACGACCCCAATCCTTAAATGTACCGCCCATCTTCTGCTGTTGAGCTTTCATAGAATCCCAAGCAGGAGTAGCAGAATCAATGATAAGAATTGGTTCTACACCAGTGTCCTTAATAGCTTTTTCAGTGGTGTAATTAATCCAATCAATGTAATACTGAGTGGTAAAATCTTCCTGCTTCATCATCTGGTCTTTACGAGGTGAAATCTTATATGTAAACTCATCTGCGTAATAACGACCACGAGAACTCTCTGTATTAAGCATGATAATTAGCGGACGCTTACCCTTGATTTCCTCAATTTCGTCTGCCATACCTGTTGCGAGCTTTAGTGCTGAATAGCTCTTACCAGAACCACTCGAACCAGTTAGAAAAATCTTAACATACACATCTTCACGTACAGCAGATTCAAAATTAAAATCATACTTTGGCATTATTTATATTCTCCTTCCTAATATTAATCAGATGTTACTTCTGATGCTTCTTCAAAGTGCTTACGTCTGTTATTACGACAAGTTGCACAACGCTGTGGAACAGTGCCGAACTTCTGTACAAAATATACTACATCGTTATCTGGTACAATAAAAATTCTACCACAATTCTTGCAAATCTTGTACATTACATGACGATACGGAGCAAATTCAGGCTTAAAATCCTTTTCTGCTTCTTGCACTTCTGGGGCTGAACTTACTACTTTTGTTTCTTCTGACATATTTTTGTCTCCTTTTGAAAAAATATAAAATCAAACTATATTTATATTATAACATATTGTTTGTCAAATGTCAAGTGTTTTTGAAAAATTTTTAAATAATTTGTTCAACGTCATTATACAACAAAGTAAATTTTGTAGCACCATCAATAATGGCATAAATGTCGTTATGATAATGACCACAGTACCAGTTTCTATATTGCACTTCATTAGATACATCATCTAAGAAATGTGTTAGTCTATTTTGTGGATAATCAGTGTATCCAAACAAATCTTGTGCCCAATCAGGAGCGCAGTGTGTGATAATAGCGTCAAATTTCTTATCACTATTATTAATGGCATTTTTAAGATTTCCAAGTTGAGTTGCAGATGGTAGTTCCTGTTCCCACCAATCTACATTTTCAACACGACACTCTTTATCATGACTTTCTGCTCCACCTATTGCAAGAATTTTCTTATTATTAATAGTGTAAATTCCATTCATTAGATGATAAACCTTATTACATACATAACGTACAGTGATTCCATTCCAATTGTAATGTGGGAGCTTGTTCAACAGATTATAATTTTCATGGTTGCCTGCAATAAATAGCGTTGTAAAAGGTCGTTCTGAATACCATCTACGCCATTCCATTTCAGATTGAGATTCAGACCATACGAGACCAAAATCACCACAGATAATTAATACATCATCAGAGGTTAAATCTGGTCTTTTGCTAAATTCAATCACTTTATCAATGTCAATAGTACCGTGGGTATCTCCTGTTACAAACACTCTACCATTCATGGAACAATCACATCCTTTCCACATATCGGACATGTGATGGTATATTGCCATCCATTATATGAATAATAAATACCATATTTACCTACTTCTGCTGGACAATACTTTCTTACTTTGTCGGCATCAATGTATTCTAAAATACTATGACAATTCTGGCAAGTTACTTGTTTACTACGTCCATCTTTAATTACTTTAATCATTATTGAGCACCAACTCTTTATGATGATTATACCAATTGATACAATTAGTAATATATGAACACTGTTCATTATATTCACGTAATGCTTTCATACTTCTATTAATATTTTCTGGTTTCTCTGGATATTCTACATCTGGCTGTTCTGATTTGCAGCCATACCATACCTTGCCATCACGTACAGATACTTCATTAATAGGGTTATCTTGAAGTACTTTGTCGAATGCTTTGAGATATTGTTTTCTACATTCTGGTGCATACCCTTTTCGTTTAAGATATACACAAGCTTCTTGTAATGAATAATCATGTTCAGATTTATTATTTACGCATTCAAGACTAAATCTTTTCAATACAATATATTTTTGACATTCTTCCCATGTTTGAAAACATTCAGAATCATAGCGAATATATGTGAGTGGTTCTTCGTTTTTAAGATAATCGTTATCATGAGAATTAAACTCTGTTGTCAGGATATATTCATTGCCATCCTTTTTCATGGTGTTATTTGTATGAGGATAGCAATTCTTACGTTCTTTGAGAACTAAATCTCCGTTACAAAGATATTTATAAATACTATCTTTATCTTGTGGAGAATATGGCAACGTTTTATCACAGAACCATTTATCTTCAATGTCATATGAGATATGCCAATCCCAATATGGTAATTTATCAATTTCTTTACATTTCTTACGACCACTCACAGATTTAACTTCATACCACGGTTTTCCATTGATATACGTTTCTCTATTAGGTACGAGCATATGCAAAGCACCATCATCTGTACGATAACACGCTGTTGGAATTGGATTTTTACTCAAATAATATACATTTGTTGTTTCAGTTGGTGTATATAAAATTTTATTTTTTTCAAATTCCATTTTTATTTCCTCTGGCAGTTTAACAGCAACTTTGCTTTGTTTTCAATCCACTTGTCGTATGTAAAGTCCATACCAGTTGAACCATCAAAATCTTCAAATTGGTCAGCGTAGATTACTTTTTCAGCAATATCTGGATATGCCTTTGAGATAATACATAGCTCTTTCGCCCAAGATGACCACTGTGAATCACTAACAATGTTATCATCGAGTTTATAATAAATATAACTATGCACTAAAATCTGCAATCTACGCTGTTGAATTTTACATGCAACACGATAACTTTCTTCTGTCTTAAATTTTGCTTTTGTAACAAATTTCGTGTTCATATCTTATACCATCATAATTTCCTTTTTATTAATTTCTTCAAATACAATTTGTTGTGGCAACATATTATGACAAACATAGACAGAACTAAATGGGGGTTGTGCAGAGGTTAGTCCAGATGTATAGTCTGTCATATACGCTACACGTTTGTTAAAATACATCATCTCAAACGGATATTTCTTTTTATGTTAAATATTTTAAAAGTCTTGGACATATGGTGATTAATACACACATTTCAAACGGTGAAAATTTCTTTAATATTGAACCACCGAAGTGTGATTATATTATTAGTAATCCACCATATAGTATTAAAGGTGACGTACTAAATAGACTATTTGAATATGATATACCTTTTGCGATGCTTGTTGGTGTAGTAGGTTTATTTGAATCTCAAAAACGTTTTGATATGTTCAAGAAATATCCGTATCAAATGGACACCAAATTGTTGAATTAGGACTAATATACTTTGCAATAGGCTTAATTGCATATAACGGTGTATAATATTCATCCTGTTTATTACATACTACATCCAATTTCATAATTTATACCTCTGTATTATTTTGTGTAGAAGCCGCCCCAATACAATACGCCAAACTCAATCATAAATGCAATAATGGATGTTAGCGTATTGTATTCTTCCCCGCAATTCTTTGTCCATACACTAAGATTATGAAGAATTAACCAAAGTGTAACAATAATTTGTGGAATGCCAAAATGTAAATTCATATATATCTCTTACTTTCCTGTGCTACCAAAACCGCCATCATTTCTTGCTGTTTCGGTAAGATTTTCTACTTCTTCAAACTTTGCCTGATGATAGTTTACAAAAGTAACCTGTGCAATACGCTGACCATGCTCTACTACACGAGGTTCATCAGAATCATTATGTAGAGCAACAATATATTCGCCCATATAATCGCAGTCACAATATCCTACCGCATTCGCAGGACGTAGACCTTCCTTAGTAGATAGACCAGAACGTGCATAGATAAGACCCGCAAAACCATCTGGCAGTTCAAAAGCAACACCAGTACCAATCTTTACAGTGGTATGTGGGTCAATAATAACCTTATCACAATCAATTAGATGAGCATATAGGTCTGCACAACCCGCCTTTTCACTACCGTATGTTGGAATAACAGAATCATCATATAGCTTCTTTACCTTAATACGAATAGAGCTAACAGTCATCTGTTCAAATACCTGTGCTGCGATAGAAGCCACAAACTGACCAAAATCTACCATCTGTCCACCGCCCATTAGTGGATTACCATGTGAATCTGCAATAGTAGGCTTACCGTCATTTGGAATAATTAGACCCATGTTATATATCTCCTTTAATTAAAATTACTCATTACAATATAAACCAGTTTCGTCTACGATTTTACAATCTGTGTACCCTTCTTGTGCTAACTTCATACCAAGCTTTACAGCATTAATAAAATCCTGTTCATCGAACAAATCACGACCGATAATCGCATCTTCTGGACATTCATTTAAATTCCATACAGAAAATACCATATTGTCATCGTTGTCAAACACACTTACACCAACTGCAAAATCATTTGAGTCAGTTTCATACTGAGCTTGAAAATTATACGTCTTTCCATTCATCGTCATTCACACTCCAATTCACAACAATATCTACATGACATAGTAGAATATATAGCAACGCACATATTACCTTGACTGATAATGAATTATTCACTACCATTCCATAACAATATAACGCCATAAGAAGTAGCTTAATTGTTCTCAACACAGATGGCAAATATATCTTAATATTAATAATCGGCGTAATCACACTCACCTCTTTCTTTTACTGTATTCATATTATATCATACTATTTGTAAAATGTCAATAGAAAATAAAAAGAGAGTGGAAATTTTTCCACTCTCTTTTATATTATGTTTATCGCTTGACATAAACGTTGTGATACTGTACACCAAGACGATATGCTTCGCTATGAGAACCAACCAGTACATCAATAGTATTAGAACCAAATGCACCAGTATCAACCGCAGTACGCCAGCCAATACCTTCAATATACACCTTAGAACCAAGAGGAATTTCAGAAGGATTTACCGCAATAGAATCTCCTACTGTTAGGTGAGTACCAATAGCGGTTAGTCCATCAGAACGACCGTTGCATGTATAACAGGGACAATAAAATGTAATGCGGTATTTCCCATAGTACATACCCTTATTCGCCTGTTCCTTCTTCTTCTTTTCTTCCTCAGCCTTTTTCTTGGCAGCTTCTTCATCAGCTACTTCTTTCTTGTACTGGGCAGTAAGTGAATTATACTGCTTTACAAGTTCATTATAATTATCATTTGCATCATTCCACAGTACCTTTGCTGACTGAATTACTTCATGGTCATCGTCCGCACCAGTAGAACGAACCGCTTCTGCATGAGAATGCGCATAATTCATGTAAGACTGATAAGTTTTCATCTGCGCAGTTACATCATCAATCTTAGCCTTTGTATCAACAGAAGCAGCACCAGCAGTAATAGAACCTACTGCCATAATACTAATACAGGAAATCACCAAACGCTTCATCTTATTATTAATAAACATAAATAAATTACCTCTTTCTAATTTTCGTCACTTATTTCTTACGACTATTCTTCACATATTAGATAAATCTAATATATTATTTTTCGTGTTCAGAACATCGCTTCTACGATTAGAAATTAGCATTTCAGCCAATTTCAAACCTGATGTATGAATAACATCGGTAGAATTAAACTCATGTTGGCTACATGAGACATACGATTAATAAAACCCACAAATCAATTGAACACGTTGTGTGTTATTTTATCACTTCATCAGAGAAGTAATATCCATCATGTTACCTTCGCCCATTACAGTAGGTAGCTTACCATCCCACTTTTCAATGAACTTAGACATGAGTACTTCATCTGTAGCAGATTCTTGAATTAGCTTATTAGACTTTGCTTCTGCTTCGGCTTCTACAATCTTCTGCTCTGCAACAATCTTAGCCTTTGCAAGATTCTGCTGTTCTGTCTTAACTTCCTGTTCAGCGGTAGTTTTCTTTTCAATGGCATTATTAAATTCAGCAGTAAATCCCATATTAAGGATATTCATTTCTGCAATATTAATGCCATAAGGAGTTACCTTTTTAGTTAAAGACTCCTTAATAATATTAGTTACTTCTGCACGATTAGTAATAAGTTCTTCTGCTGTATACTTTGCAAAAGCCGCCTTAACACTTTCCTGTACCGCAGGACGAATTAGAATTGTATCCCAATCCCTACCTACAGTCTTATAAAGAGAAGATGACTTTGTACCAATTACATTATAGTTTACAGACACGTTGGCATTAACAATCTGTAAATCCTTAGAAGAAGCTTCGCCTTGTACATCAGTACGCTGAATCTTATTATCAATAACAACTACCTTTTGAACAAAAGGAGCTTTGAAGTTAAGACCAGATTCCAGAGTTGTATCTTGTACCTTTCCGAGAGTTACAATTACGCCAGATGCACCTGATGGAACGATACTAACAGCCTGTACAAGTACAAGTACAACTGCGCAAGCAACTGCACCAAAAATCATTGGCTTTTTCTTATTGATTACACCAAGAACTGCAAGTGCAATAGTTGCTACAAACAAAATAACACTAATAATAATTGCAATCATCAAATATACTCCTTTTAATTCCTATATTAAGTTGTCAAGCTATCTTAGCCCAAGGGAATCACATCCTTACTTAATGTCACTATATAGTGTGCAACCATTTCTGATTACATTATATATTATATCATATAGTTTATCAAATGTCAAGAGAAATTTTTGTATTTTTTAAAATTTGATGCATAACAATACTTCCTGCGCTGTTTCCTGCAATTACACGAATCAGATACATAATAAATTCAGTATTTAATTTACCATATACAGCATAATAAAATGTATCAGCAATGCAGTGATTATAGCCAGATGTAATAAAAACTACAATAGGTAATGCAATCAATACTGGATTAGAAAACTTCTTGGCAAATAGTACGCATAGATAAATACAAATGCCACAACCAATACCCATAATAAATTGAGTAAGATATGGCTGATATAATTTATGTACAATAATATTATTAGCTGTTGCGCATACATCATCAGATGCACATATACCATAAATTATACCAGACCCGAAACTACCAATGAGATTGCAAATAAGCACAACACCCATATCACCAACATTATTTTTATTAACAAAACCAATTTTTCCGGTGTACAACGGACAATCCAATGCGATAACAGCCATAATACCAATGCTAAACAAGGTAGCACCGATAATATTCGGATTATTGAGATAACATATTGCTCCAACACTGATAAACACTCCCGCTAAAATACTACGACCAATCACTTTAAATCAATCCCTTCTACTTGTGCTCTTACTTCAAGACAATATAGATAATTACCCATAGCTGCTTTCTGCTTCTTTAGAAGTTCAATATTACAAGATGGTTTAAATTCCAACTTATCTGCTTCGTATTTTACAACCATATTATGAAGTTTATTGTATCGCATTTTAAGCTGTAGATATTCAGCCTTGAATCTATCCTTATAATCTTCACTACACATTAGACCAATAATATCATGCAGTTCAGTTTCAATGTCATTCTTTTTATTGTTTGTGATGACACCTTGCTTTACTGGCATCATAAACTGTGTATCTGGAATTTTTGACACCACATCTTTCATATCTACTAATGCCTTTTTTAATTTTTCAACATCATTTTTATTGATAGAAATATCAATAGTTTTCTTACTCTCTGTATCATTTTTAGGCTTTTCGATATAAAATACTGGCAAATCCCCATACTCTACATCATTTACAATGTATTCTCCATATTTCTTGTAATCATCATATTGCAGTACATCAGACACATCACAAGAAATAGTATCTCTGTCATCAATTAAAATAATTTGCTTATCTAATTTTTCATTTTTTAAATATGTTTTTAATGTGCATTTTTTATCCATATAATTATACTCCTTTTTGCTATCTTCTAATTTAATTCTCAATACATATTTATCTGTCTCTTTTGTAATTTTAATTACTTTATCTGGATAATATTTTGATACTTTTTTCTATATGTGCCCAAGTACACCATATAAATTTATTATCCTTTTCAATAATCATACCAGTACAAGCACTTTTATCATTATAATAGGTTGTTATAACTTGTAACAAAGTCATATCTTTCACACTTGATATCAGATTATCTGTATATCTTTCAACAAATAGTGTTTCACCAATAATATACCATGAATGTACTGTAAAATTATATTTATCATTTATTACAGATTTCTGTTTTCCGTTGCCGTTAAATTCAATGACATCATACCAACGAGCCATATTTTTTAGCTGATATAATTCCATTTGACTATACTGATTGTTATTTAACAGACTTACTTGTTTGATTAAATTAATTGTAATTCTTCTATCTACTTCATGATTCTCATAAATACTACATTCAGTGTATTCTTTTGACAGCCATACCTCATGTACAGACAAGATAATCTGTTTCACATAGTATCCATACAAATATCTATAATTTTGCCAAAATTTTTCTTTAATTTTTCCGTTTTGTAATTTTAAATTTGACGGAAAGTAAGGCTCTAATTTCCATTCTTCTTTTCCAACATCGGTGTTTTCCAAAAATTGTCTTAATGTTAAAATCATTTACTCACCTTCTTTGTATACTAGTAATGTATTGAGTTGTGAACGAATATATTCCTCAATTGTTATTACGTGAAATTCTGTTGTTGTACAATTATCAATCACCCATAACGAAGTTAAATCCCAATCTGGCATATACCATTTACTACCACATTTTGCACTGATAATATATTCCTTGTTAAATGATATATTATGACATATCATTGTACAATATTTACTAAAAGATACTTTGTTATGTTCTGCTATTAATAAAATAGTTTTGTTATGTAGCCATTGATTAAATCCCATCATCATATTTTGATATTCCATAAACAATATTTCGTTTTTATCATAATCGCTATAATCGAAATGTTGTATATTTTTATTTAAATCACGATACATAAAGATATGCTTATTTGAATCAATTTCACCAACTGTACCAAATTGTATGTTGTTACTTTTCCCAACATAAATTGCTTTCATGTAATTACTCCTTTGATAGAATTTTTTCTATATTGTGCATTGCATCTATTAATAGAATATTAGCTCTTGTTTCTCCGTTTGTATCATTGAGCGAACCTCTACAATGTGGCGTTAATAACTTATTTAAACCTAACATAATGATTTCTTGATTATATAAAATTGTACGTTCTATCTCAGTCATATATTATCATCTCCTTTATTACATATATTATAACATACTCTTATTAATAAGTCAAGTAAAATAAAATAGGCGGTAGAAAAACTACCGCCTATCAGTTTAGATTTTAATATTAGACTTAAAACTCTTATCTTCTTCTGACTTATTAACAGTAGAAGTATCATCTACCTTATCAGAATCATCTTCAAGTTTAAAATCTTCATCATTTCCAAACAAACCCATAATATCTTTGGTTGAAAAACACATATTAGTTTTCTCCTTCTAATAGTACAGCTTGTTTTTGCTTTAACGATTCTGGAATATTAAGCACTCTCTGATTTGAAGAACCACGCCACTTTAGCATTAAATTCCTTTGCTCATCTACATATCTTCCATCAACCAAAACGTCACAATGAAAGAGTAGTTTCTGCCTTGCGGATTCCTCATCTGACAGTTCTTCATTTGACTTATTATATTGCATAATTTCCTCAAATGTAAATCCTGTCCAAATCCACACATTTTTATTGATGCTATGTGTATAATCGCATAGTTTGATAAGTTCTTCAATATCTTCTGGTGTCTGCCACATCACATCACCACCAGATAAAGTGATACCAGCACACCAATCTTTATTTAAATATGTCTTAATATATTCAATTTGTTTTGTGGTGAATTTATCTCCATAATTTTTATCTTGCGCTTCTGCGTTAAAACAATTTTTACAATGGAAACAACAATACGAACACCATACCACAATTCTTAGTCCAGAGCCATTGTTCATATTGCAATTATCAATTTTTACATAATTCATATGAAAACCTCTTTACATAGACTTTCTATCTGCAAATTCTGCAAGCTTGTGGTCTGCATACATTGTGCGTCCTTTAACCTTAGAGTACCCCAAATAACCGTTCATACGTTCAATTCTTGTAATATTTTGGCTACCACACTTAGGGCATTCATCTTTGTCAATGAAAGAAGCTCCACAATCTTCACAATAATCAAGTTGTAAATTTACACCTTCATAGAATCCCATATCCATTGCTCTACGGATTAATGTTTTAATAGCATCTAAATTGTAATCTGTTGTATATCTACAATATTGAATATTACCACCATTACAAAGATGGAACATTGGATATTCAATATCTTGCTTCTGAATTGGTGAAATTTCTTCCCATACACCACAATGAAATGAATTTGATGTATATGGTCTATCTGACACTCCCTTGACAATTCCATACTTCTTACGGAATTGTTCAATTTGTAATCCACACAGCGTTTCAGCAGGAGTCCCGTAAAGGGCGTATAAAATACCATCAATTTTCTTATATTTTTCAGCGTAATCATTAATAAACTTTAATACTTCAATGGCAAATGTATTATCTTCTGCAATAGTTTTACCATTATACAGCACACTGGTTTCGTTAAGTGCAGTAATACCAAAGCTCATTGTCATAGGACGAAGAAAATCTTCTCCAATTTCTTCTTCTGGGTCAAAATGTCCATTAATAAAACCACCTTGACAGAAAGCAAGTGGGTTAGTACCAGCTTTCTTGTGAGAAAGATAAGTAAATGTGCGCTTGTGAATAGCGCGGCACATATCAAGATAATAAGTTAGTACGTCATAAAAATCTTTGTTTTCCTGCTTTGCTTTAGCAAGAATCATAGGAAAGTGAAGGGAGATTGCTCCAAGATTGCAACGTCCTTCATATACAGGCTTGTCTTGGTCATCTGCGGGGTACATACCGCCACGTTCATACCAAGGTGAAAGGTTCGCTCGACAACCCATGCGGCTAATAGTTACGCCATACTTTTTATAAATTTCTGGTGCGTATCCATCACCTGTACAACTTAGAAAATCAGGGTACATACATTTGCTACTACACTCAATGGCTTCATCAAATAGCCATTCTAATTCTTTACCTTCTCCATGTAAATTTTTATCATAGAAAAAGCTAAGTTTTGGAAATAGCACAGGATGTTTAAAACCGTTTTTACCCTGACCATTTTTTCTGACCTTCATACATACAGATGACAGCATAGAACCAAACCTATCAGTTGCCAAACCAAAAGAAATTGCAGTAAATGGATAATCACCACGGCTCGAAGCAACCGAATTAAACTTCATTTCCCATCCTTGGAAACCCTGTTCTGCATCACGAATTACTTTGTTAAACGCATATTCGTCTGCATCAGTTTTATCAATTACACCATCATTGTAGCTTGCAATCTCTATAAATTCATTATAATATTTTTCATAACTCTTTTTAGCATAAGGAGCAAGCAACTTATCAATTTCGCTGATTGTATAACCACCATATTGAGCAGCCGCCATATTCATAGCAACATCAGCTACAAGGTCAAAAGCTACATCAAGACTATGCGGTTCTTCATATTCAAGATTTCCCATAGTAAATCCACCAGTTAGAATTGACTTCATATCAGCGAGGCAACAGTTTACACTATCAAGTCTTGAACCACGGTCATGAATATAAATATATCCATCAGACATAGCTTCTTCTTCTTCAACTGTAAGAAAGAATTTCTTATATAATTCACTATTTAATTCATTATATACAATAGCCTTTTGTGTAGTAACTAATGCGCTGTCGGCGTTAGCATTACTTCTATCTCCAATAAATGCTAATGATAACTTCTTGTTATACACTTTGTCTAACATTGCCGCAAAAGCACTTTTATTATCTCTATATTCTCTATAAGAACGTGCAATAGACGGATTTACATTGTCAAGTGCAATTTCCACCATATTATGAATGGTATTTACTGGAACAGGAGTTTCATTATATTGCAACTTGCCACGTACCATCGATACTACCTTATCTTCGTCATTTTTTGATAGTGGCATACAAACTCGTTCAGCACTTTTCTGTACAGCCTTACGAATTTTTGCACCATCAAAATTTACTATTGCTCCATTCTTTTTTAGGACTTTAATCATATATACTATCACTCCTTTATATAATCACTTTTTAATATGATACATAAGTTATTCCTCAATAATATATCTAACTACTTCTAACCAATTTTCACAACGATGCATTACAGGGTCTCCTGTTTGTGCATCTTTGTTATAAGGCTGTGCATATAGTAGATGTAACTTATTATCACCAAAATGTGTCCACAAATCGTCAATCATTACATCTAATTTTAACAAATGTTTATAATGACAGCTTATCAACTGTGTTCCATCATACCAATCAAATAAATATCTCAACATAATGTCTTTAACATACAATTCTTTTGGTGTAGATGATGTACAGAAATAAATAGTTGCTCCATATTCTTTATTGAGATATTCAATAGCTGTCAATGCATGTTTATAAATTTGTACATAAGCAATTGCATCATAATACAAATCATTAATGTCATCAGTAATTTGCGGATATTTATTGAATGTTTCATCAAGATTATACGGACAATCATTATAATCAATATCAAGATTATACTTTTTATTAATTTGATTTACTACTGTTTCACCAAGATTCCAGACAGTATTATCCAAATCAATACCAATTGTCTTATATTTCTTGTACATTGGTTTTGTCTCCTTTCATTTAAATTATCTGACAAATGTCAGAAATTTCCGTAACTCCGTTACAGAAATTATTTTAATAATATAAAATAAATGCCAAAACAAAAGTGGAATAAAAATTTCCACTTTTGTTTATACATATATTATATCATATTATTAATCATTTGTCAATAGAAATTTTACAATTGTTACCAAACTGTAATCAGCGAGTATAGATTGTTTTAGTAGGCAAAGTCTTGGTCTCTACAGTTTGCATTGGATTAATAATATCTCTACCAACAATAAATTCATTATCATCAGTAGCAGGAAGTGTATACATTTTTGGAAATACATCAGCCTTTACCATGTCAAAACCGAATACACCATCATATGTTAGATAATCATTAATAACGCATACTTTTGTTCCACACCAACTATTAATAACAAACCCTTTGTTACGATTAACTAATTTAGGTCTATAACCAAGAAATGCACACACTTCTTCATAGTTCGTACCTGTCCACTGCATAGCATGAACATATCTAAATTTTGGGATATATACTTTCGTATTCATACAAAGTTCTGGCATTTTATAATCTTCCAACTTCATATCACCATACTTCTCTAACCATTCTTCAAGATTAGTTGTAGTATGTTTAGTTAATTCCCAAAGTTGTCTCTGTTCTTTAGTAAGCTTAATCTTCTTCTTTTTTGCCATACTATCACCAAATTCTATACTCTACATTACATTCCACATTTACAATTTCACAAGCATACACAATACCATCAGCATGATTAATGTAGAGATTGAAACGTTCTGCAAATGTATCATTAACATTTGCACAAAAAATATCTACTTCGCCATCCTCATAATAAGCAGTATAAAGTACAGTGCCATCAGCAAGTCTATGTTTTTCTTCCATGATAACTATACATTCTTTATCAGCAGACATGTACTTAATTGCAAAACAATCAAACATAGAAACAATCGCATTTACATCAATAGGTTCTCTATTTATATTTACCTCTTTAAGCATCAAATTCATCCTCCACATTTCTTAATACTTCTGGTGTAATACCTAACTTATCTAATCTTCTAAATAACCCACTAATTGCGTATGATGTGATATTACGTTCTGTTACAGTGGGTGCATCATGATACGACATTTGATATAATCGTAAAATACTCCAAAAATCCATATCATGTTCTTCTACATTTTTCAGAAATAGTTTTTCAGCCTTATCCATATTATTCACCTCTCTTGACAAGTTGTGCTAAATGATAATAATTGTCAATTATTTCTTCTGCCTGTACTTTACTTATTGCACTAAAGTCAGAATATAATTGTCTATTAATATACTTTATTTGCTTTTCCTGTTTTGCCGTGATTTTATCTTTTTTATCAATATCCCATGTGCCACTGTCAGAATAATATTTAGTTTGACACGGTGCATAAGAACATATAAAAACTTTTTTACTGCCCAATGCAAACTCAAACATTTCGTGTCCACAACATGGACAATATTTCTTTTCTTTTTCCATAGCTATTTCTCCTAAAAAAATAAGAGTACAATTTATTTTGTACTCTTATTATAGCATACAATTATTTAATTGTCAATAGTGTGTGGCATACTTGAATCAATTACATTAAAAATCTGACCTATATCCAGTGCATGAGTTGCATCATAACGATTATCATACTGTTGAATTGCTTCAATAATAGTATCATACCTGATAGGTGCATATCCCCATCTGCTACAGCATACACATGCACTCTTTCTATTAATAGAAAGATAATCTGGACTATTATGTACATGACCATATAAATAAAGATTTGGTCTATCTTCACTTGTATACTCTGGTGGATAATGTGAAAGTTGTACGTAACCATCCAGAATAATAGGATGTTTGCTAACTGTCTCAAAACCTACATCGTAAAACCACTGTACACCATGCTTATCATGATTACCCATGATAAGATGTTTTGTACCATTTAATCTATCCATTATAGCCTTTGCGTCCTCTTTGCCACAAAAGAATACATCACCAAGATGATACACTTCGTCACAAGGTTGCACACGCTTATTCCACTCTGTAATGATTTTCTCATTCATTTCTTCTGGATTGTCGAACGGAAGATTGTCATAACGGATAATATTATTATGATAGAAGTGTGTATCAGATGTTACAAAAATCATACCTTGCCACCATTTTCTATATATTCTTTTGCGTCAGTAAGGTCTTTAATCAAAGCTTCAATCCAATATGGCGACATAGCATCCATAAAATTGCCAAACATATCTCGTCTAAATTTAATCACACCATCATCTTCAGAACCAATAACAACGCAACAACCTTCTTGATTAGAAGATGGAACAAGCATTACTGGTCTAACACCACGACTATTAAAGAAAATATTATATTTATCTCGTAGTTCTTTAAGTGTCGCGTCATCCCAAGTCTGTTCTTCCGCTGCAATATAAAAAGTTTGATTTGGTGTTGGTGATTTATGATATACATTACTAATCATGTTTTATACCCCCTTGCTTTCATATATTCTCCAACAGCAGTAAGTTCTTTCATAACGCCATTAAATACACGACTGTTAAACTGGTGTTCAAAATTGATTGCATCCTTTTTCTTAAAGTATAACGCTCCATCATCTTCAAATCCAAATACAATCATGCCACCAGATTTCTTAGAAAACCTATACAACATCACTGGAATATATGTTCCTCGTTCATAAAAGATATTGTATTCTTTTCTAAGCTGTTCAAGTGTAGCATCATCCCATTCTTGATTTTCTGCCCATACAACAACTACATCTTCCCAATCATGGAACTTTTCAACCAATTAGTATCTTCCTCTCCAAATCATCGGTTCGTTATTATCATCTACCATAACAGTGGCATAACCATCTTCACTGATAATATACATTACAAGGTTAGCGGAATTATATACTACACTGAACGTATCATAATCTTGTACAGTAATAAATTTACACTCACGATTATCAGATGCAACATTCCTTACAGTGCTGGCATTATTACGTAATACGAATGTGGATACACAAAATATAAACGAAAGAATAATGATTACACTAATAACAATGTACTCAATCTTACCACGTCTCTCTAACATTATTTATTCTCCTTTAGGTTCTGGTAGAAATTATCACAATATAATTCGTTTAATTCCCCACGTTTATTTTCTCTCAATACAGACCTGTATAACTTATGAAGCTTCTTCTTATTAATCCATTTTTCACCAATGACACCATACATACCAAAGGCTCTACCAAGGAAATTCCAAACAACAGGATGCATAAAATGACCATAGTTTTGTCTAACAAAGTAATGTAATGGGTCACTCTCTTTATACTTTGCTCCTTTGTACACTTTAGAAGCAGCAATCATATCGCAAAACATTTCTACGCAATACTTCTCTGGCATGATAATACCAACACCACCGTGTTCTTGATACGAATCTATCCAATAGAAATAATGATGCTTATTATGTGCCTTATGATGTTGCCATGCTTTGCTATAACCAATTGCTTTGCGTGCGTCATCAATAGGAGAATGAGTGCCAGTATAATACTTGGCACTCTCAATAAACTCCGTAGGAGTAAACTTACTCATATCATGCAAAGCTCCCTGTAAAGGTCTACCAGCTCTACACATGAGTTTAAATACATTCCATTTATGTCTATTAATAAGACAAAAGTGTTTCCACATTTTAACTCTTAACTTCATGCTATTAATCCTTCATCATAGTATTCCACGGTTTGTACATGTCTGAGAAATTATAATCAATATCAATTTTCTTGTCCATAATTTGACCATGCCTTTCTCCATGTAAATTCTACAGGATTGATAACACCATCACTGTGAGCAGATAGGTCATCAAGTACATTACCAATAAAATTATTCTTCTGTTCATAATTAGCGGTGTCTGGAACTTCCATTTCAAATACAAATTCTACCTTGACCTTCATAATAAATTCTCCTTTATTAATATTTATTTGACTCGGACACGTTTCCAATCCATTGGATTTGGTGAATTATTTGGGTTGGTCGTTATCCAAGCATTATGTCCAAAATTAGGAATTACATTACCTTCATTTTTCTCAATATAGGCTTCTAATACTGCAACTGCTTCTGGATTATATATCCATTGTTTTTTATCACACAATCTTGCCCACAGACTTAGAATATCTTCGTTTGGATACATTTCGTGAATCATAATCAGAAATTCTTCTGTAGCTACTGTGCTATATGCAATAGGACGCTTATATTTTCTATTATGTCGATACCACGACACATCACCTTTTGGTTTTCTATATGACATATTTTACACCACAAGCTCAACAATGTCAAGTAGTTTTGACTTTAAGTTTTTAATTTCTTCTTCTTCTTTAATATCATACACACGCTTTACTGTATATACTCTATCATTGTTTTTATATGCGTTTTTAATTCTTCTCCATACACGACTAATAGCAGCGTGTGATACATGGTACACTTTGCCAATTTCTCTATCTGTCATATTTTTACTCTTACAATACATGATTTGCAATTCTCTCAAACTCATATATTCAATAAACCACTTAAAAAACGTTTTAGTAACGTTCTCATTTTCTATATCTGTATTACTTAAAAAAAGTTTCAATATATTCTACGTCTGTTTCTTCACCATGTACTGATGCCGTAACATTATAAGACATAGCATTTACGGTATGTCTTTTTTCGTTTACTTTCGCTTTTGAAATGTTATTTCTGATAGCTCTATATACATATGTGCTAAACGCACCCTTAGATGCATCATATTTTAAAGCAGCTTTACATAAACCAATTGCTGCAATGTCATAATATTCATCTTGAGGAAGATGATTATCAATTAAATATTGATAAATAAGATTATGATTATCTGCCACAAGTTTACGCTGTTCGTCATTAAGTTTCATCAGTACCACCATCAAGTCCAATCCACATTGTTTTCATATCTTCCATATTTTCCATATGTAAATGCATTACATTTAAATTATTATATTCTGGATTTAAATTTAAATCTAAATTTGTACCACCATAATAAAGTAAATTATCATTATTCACATCATATACACATACTGTAACATCATCATTTAAACATTTATATAATTCTTTAAATGTAATCATTCTTCATACCTTCCCAATAAATACAAGTATTGTTTTACATTACACACAATGCCGAATATCAGTCATCATCTAATTGCTCCTTCGCAATACCAAAATCTGTAGTATATACTATATTCTTAATACCAAGACTTTTAATCATTTTCATACATGCAGGACACGGACGAGACATTCCATTCTCTCCGTCACACTTCCGCTTTCTTGCAATATACACTGTAACATTCTTCCAGTCAATATCTTCTTCTACAAAAGGAGCAAGTGCATGGATTTCTGCATGTACACGATGAGGTGTATTATCTGCATTGAATCTCTCTTTGTTAAAATGTTTTTGCATAGGATGAGTTTTACTACTATTAAAAGATGCATTAATAATTTTGTTCTTCTGAGCTACAACACATCCTACTTTATAAGGAATAGCATCACTCATTTCAGCCATATGCAATGCATGATTTAACATTCGCAAATCACGTTTTGTCATATAATCAAGTCCTTTATTTATTTTGTAACTATATTATAACATAAACGGTTCTATTTGTCAATAAAAAAAATAGACTGGGAGTTAATAAGTTCCCAGTCTATTCTTAATAATTTTTCTAATATAATCTGTGCTTACTTGATGACCATATTCATCATAAATATTATAACCTTCATTATCATCTACAAACTGTAATGATTGTTCCAATGTATAAATATTCTGATATACTTGATATACACCATCTTCATCACAACATTTAAAGAAAGTATATGTCTGCGCGGTTGTCTGTAAGAATCGGTAATAACCATATTCTGTATCTACAAACCACTTCCATGTATTCAGGCTGTTTTGAATATCATCCAGTGTTCCTACAGACAATTTCCCATCTGCGCAATAAATCTCAACAGTATCATCAATTTTTTCAATTAAGTCTAAAAGATTTTCATATTCTTTCTTGTGAGCAGCTTTCGCCTTTTCATCAACAATATAATAAACTGTGCTCAAAATACTCCACCTGACCTTTGTGCTTCTCTAAAAGCTCTTTCTTCGTTTCTAAGATTTTGTGCGTATCTACACCACATAGTAATCTCTGATTTCGCTTCATTCATTCTATCCCACCATGTATCGTCAACTGGATAAGTATCATCATATATTGGACAAGTACCATTATATACAATACCGTTACATCCTTCTGGTGGATTAAGACAAATAATTTTTAAACGTCTTTGCCAACACCATCCAATCCATGAACGCTCATATAAAGTTACATTAAATTTAAACCCATCATGTCGAAGAACAACTTCTTTTACATTACGTGTCAATAGTCAATCACCTCATATCTATTTGGATATACATAATAATGTGCAGATGATAAATTTTCTAAAATGCGTTTTGGAATAACAGCATTTACAGGACATTCATTCAATTTCCAACTTCTTGTTAAATGGAATAACGGATAATGACGCTTATTTCTAATATAACGTTTATCTATACCCCTATCCCACATTTGATTTACTGTTTTCCAAATATCATCATCATATCCCATTGTTTTACATAAAAACTCTTGAATATCTGTCTTTTTAACAAAGAGACATTCTACTTGACGTATATGTTCTTTTCTTAATTTCTTGATGTGATTTACCCCCACTTCCCCCAACCATATAAAATTATAATATGTAGGTG